TTTTTTAAATTTATTTTGTAGGCTCTTTCCTCACCCCAACATTTAGTATAGAGCCATTATTTATACCTTAAAATTTACACCTTAAAATATGTCTTTCCGAGAGTAGTATTTACTACTCTCTTTTTTATTAAAATTTTTCAAAATTAGATTCGTCCCAAATGGTTGCTGTTGATACTTCTGTGCCTGTATATACATAACGCTCGTTATTATAAATATAATAAGCGTTTGGAATAAGTTTAACACCATTTTCAAATATAAATGGATTATCTGCTACACCGACAGGGTTTTCCTGTTTAACATAGGTTTGAGCTACGAGTTTTTCACCAAGATAATCTTCAATCCAATCATATCCGAGTTTATCAGATTGTGTTATTTTTTGAGTAAAACCGCCAAGTTTTTCGGCTTTATCAAATACAACCTTATGAGATTTTATTTTATTCAATAAAATTTCAAAATCTTTATCATTCATCGCTTAGCACCTCTTTAATCGTTTGAAGTTGTTTTTCTGAAATTCCGTCAGTGTTGTTAGAGATATTGTTCTCAGCATTAGGAATTGGGATAGGTGTATTTTTGTCAATCTCTTTGTAATTATCAATACTATCGCTTATTCCAAGATAGAGCTGTTCTGCTCTAAGGGTTTCGCTTTCTATATCGGTAATTACATTATTCTCATCATCTACACATAGCAACCTAAGTCCGTTTTTTTCAATTAATCTCATATGTCACCTCTATGATAAAGTCCAATTTTTATCCGTGGCTATTTTAATATCTTCTGCCGTTAATTTTTTTAAATTTTCTGAACCAATCATAAATTTATACGGTATTTCTCCCGTTCTATCTTTTAAAGCATTAAACCACGATAATATCGTTTCACGAGAAAACTTAGTGCTACCACTATTCCCTAAATTTAGACCGTCACAGTTAAAACCGTTTTCAATTTCGACAAATTCAAGATTTGGGCAGTTTGTAAATGGATATGTATGCGTTTTGTTCAAACTATTAGGAATATTTATTTTTTTTAATGATGGCAAATCAGAAAAAACTTGAAAAGTAAAGCGTGTAATTGAATTTGGCAGTCTTATTTCTCTAAGTTTTTCCATTGAACCAAAAGTATTTCCAGACATATCAGACTCACCAGTCATAAAGCACGAATCTGTAAATTCTATAATTTCCAAATTTTTAGCATTTTTATTTCCTGAAAGTCCAAATATATTAGTTCCAATATTTTTATATCTTCTCGGATAGCCTTCTTTATCTGGGTCATAAAAATATACCCCGCAAACCAATTCGTTAGACCCGTCGGATGTACTCGGTATTAAATTAATAGCATTAGCCATCTTATCAGGAGTATATGTGCTATCAACCTGCAATTTATTTCTAATAGCATTCGCAATATCTTTATAATATTGCTCATTTGTTATTATATAATTCATTAATACCTCCTCTCGTCCCCATATTCTATTTTAGAAACGGCAAGTTCGGCAATACTATTCTTGTCCTCATCGGTCAGTACATAATCATCGCCTTTTAGTTCACCATTGTCATACTTTTCTTGAAATGTCATACCGTCAGTGAAATGTATATCGTTAGCTGTATAATTCTGTTTGATATGTAAATCTTCAAGCGATTTATTACCGTTAAGTTCAACACCGTTCACACAAGGTTTATTTAAAAGTTGAGTATAATCTTGAAGTTGAGTATAGCCTTGGTCTTGCCACTCATTTTCTCCGTCTGAACCAATTGTCAATACCTGACCTACTTTGCCGTCATTTTTAGGTTTTAACAAGCATCTCTCAAATATAGTAAACTCATCTGTGCTTTCGATTTCAACATCATCTGGGGCTGATATAACTTTAAAATTAATACCGCTGAATCTGATATTACCGCTTTCAAAACTTAATTCTAAGACACCTCTCAAAATTCCACAGGCTGTAGTCATTTGCAAAATCAGAGGCAATAAAACAGCAGTTTTATCTTCATTGAAATCACATTTGACACCAACTTTATGACTGTCGGGCTTCTCCCCATAGAACTGTGCTTGCGTACACTCTGTCAAGTCAATATCATAACCGTTGTTTAAACATTTAATCTCAAACAGAGTGACGCCGTGTTCTCTTTGTGTAATAATTTCAGTTATCTTATTATCGCACTTATTATCAACAGATAAATGTCTATAAATCATCACTTCGCCTCGTTTCCGTCAGACATTAAATTTATACTATCCTCCAGAGCTTTAACCCTTGCTTTTAATGCCTCAAATTCAGTGGTGTTTATAATATCCCCATTCTTGTAAGACACGCTAACAGTTTCATCACTCTTGCAAGTGATATGCGTTTGTCCGTTACAAACAATCTCGTTATTATAATCGGTAATCACTTGAGAAGTAGTTTTTTGATACTGCAAAGGCTTAGAACTTTGATATACCGCAGGATAAAAGACTAATCCATTTTCAAAGTCTGTTCCCTCGGCAATCTTAATAAAGATACTTGTAATAAGAACATCTTGACTAAATAAGACTTGCCGATAGGGTATGCCTTTTGTACCTTCGATATGCAACACCTCAGTAGTACCATTCATAAAACCTATTGAAACTCCAACAAAGTTAGGTGCTAACACACAATATCTCACATTTTTTTTAAATATCATCACAATATCAGTACCACTATAACTTCCTGCAACATAGAAGTGTGTCTTAGCTGTTGCCAATCCCGTAAACTGAGTTCTGAAGTCATCGGGAGACACATAAATGGTTATACCGTTGCCTGAATATTGTTTTTGAGTATAAGGCATTACATTTCTACCAGATACAATAGCGTATGATGGACTATTGTTTATTTTAATACTTGTAGCACTTGTAATTGTAATGTTTTCACCTGTAATAGTACCTGCGGTTGGTAATGTCTCAACTTTATGTGGCAAATTCATAAACGCTTGTTCTGAACTATCACAATTAATAGTGTTTGCTTCACTGTTACAAAAATAAATTTGTTTAGTATAATGTTGTTCTATATTAATATTAGACACACTAATATTTGCACCACTAATAGAATTTGCTAAATTTATAAAGGTAGGGATAACGCTTGTAGCTTTATAATATAAAGGTGCTATTACAATCTGAGGATTATTGATATTAATGATAGACTTGTCATCATTGACTTGAACGCCAACATTGCAACTATCAAATTCAAAATTATTAATAGTTGTCATACCATCACAAACAATGCCAACTGACTGAGAAATAAGCTCTTTATTGTTAGTTTCAGAGTCTCCGTAATAGTACCACGGGTGAATATTAGAAAAAGTATTTGCACCAGCACCCTCGCAAGCTGTTTTGTAATTAATAATAACACCATTAGTATAGTAACTATCTGTTGATTTGCTCCTCAATCCTATTGAGTTAATATTTTCTTTATTAGCATTTTCTGCTCTCCAAAGCGAAAAACTTGTAATATAATTTTCTATACCACTGCCAATATTAACAGCACCATTCTTTCCATTCTTTATTGATAAATTATTAATTCTTAATCTTATAGCCTTATCAAAGTTAATGCCATAATTTGCGTTTGTTGCGTCAATATTAAGATTAGACCAATTATGAACAACATTGCCATTATTACTACCTAATGAACCAGAAAAAATGCTATCAATGCCTTTTACTAAGCTACTCAAAGTTGCTCCGTTAAATTCTATATTGATAGGATATAAAGTCTTATTTGTATTGTTGATTAAAATAGGCGAGTCTATCGTATAATTTTTACAACTAAATACTATTTGTTTGCCATTCGTCATTGCCTCATCAATACAGTCACCAATACCTAAAGCCGTATTGTGTCTCTTTGCTATATACTCATCAACATATAATTTGTTATAATCAATCTTGTTTTTTACTTGAGCTATCTGTTCATCAATGTCAGCAACTTTTGACAAGGCTTCTGTTAATGCTGTAAAATTATCCGATTTTTCAATTTCTTTATTTTCAACCGAAGAATGTGTTATAATATTAATATTGCCGAAAGATAATGTTCCTTCGTTGGTTTGTACTACAATTTCACCAATAGATACGCCTTTATTTTCTGTCAAGGCTCCATTGATAGGTAATTCAACTTCTCCTTTATCCGCTGATAAAATATTAACCGAAATACAAGATACCTTTCCTTTAGTGTCAATAGATTTATAAAATATGTTAGTACAGTCATTTAAATCTAACGCTTCATTCCCATCACATAAAATAAAAACAGGATTTTTAATCAAACCCTCATTTTGATAAGTTGTTATATTCACATTATTGTTTATCCAACAATTTACTTGATGTCGTTCATTTTTTGCTTTCAAAAAAATACCACCTCATTCTATTCACTGAAAGTCCACGCTGACTCAATAACACTTGTTTGGTTTATAGTGCTAAATAGTTTTGTAAATTTCATTTTTAAAGGTTTTGTATTATAGTCTGTATTAAAAGTCAAACTGAAATCAGTATCATCATCATAATTAATATGCATAGCCATACAAACAGGATATTGACAAATCCCTGACTTCGTTTCTAAAATTACAGAATATCCTAAATACATATCTTCTATATTAAATTCGTTAATTTTTAAAATATTTGCTGTACTAACGCTAAATTCATAGCAATGCTTGCTTATATAAGAATTAAAATCCGATATTGCTTCGTTATAAATACTATCCAAAGTATTTATAATATCTGTGGAGGTATAAGTATCACTAAAGGTAGCATTTTCGTTAGTCCAATCTCCCTCAATAATAAAATCATTCAATGCCAAAATTTCTTTTGATGATAATATTGAGGTGTTTATACCTTTGCTTTCCTTATCTTTAACTATCTTGTAATTCAATGAAAACTTAAGAGAAATTTCTTTCATTTTATTATAGTTTTGGTTGTAAGATTTAAGGGCATTATCATAAGTCTTTCTTACATTTTCATAAGTATTTGCAGCTTCATATAATTCATTGTATAAATTTTTACTATGATAATTTTTATAATCATTAATCGGTTTATCACTTGATGTCAATTCCGCAGTTGACAGAGGGTAGTCTGTTATATATTTAACTCCGCTCGGATAACCGTTTGGATAATCGTCAGCTAAATAAATATTAATTTTATCAGCTACACTTCTATAAGAAGTTAATGCTTCTGAAACTTTAGTTTTTAGCTTAACTATTTCAAGATTAGATTCGATTAATTTCCGTGCATAATTAGTATAAGTGCTTCGATTATTTTCTATTTCTTTCAAAAAAGACTGAACTGCTGTAAGCAAAGTCCTGTTCTTATCCTTATCAGCAATAAAATCCATATAACTTAAGTAGCTGTCAAAATTGTATAAAACATTATTACCAACAGGATTAATCAAACCAAGTCCGTATTTGTCGTCTGCCGAATGAACTCTTAAAGCTGTGACACATCTACTATCAGTAGTATGTATATTTGTTTGTTTTATCGCATTATCCCAAGATAAATATAAGGAAGATTGACAACCTAATTTTCCACCAACAAATCCTTTAAGAGAATCTTCATCAACTGTACCACTGATAATATGAATTAATTTTCTATCAGTGTCAAAAATAAAGTAACATTGATATGCTGATTGTACATCGTTAATAAGAAATGAGTATAAATTCACATTGTCCAAATCATCAAAAGTTCTATACTTTGAACAAACACTCGGAGAAATATATCCAATATTCCAAGTTGGAATAAAGTCTAATATCTGATTTATTAACCCCCTGTCCATTCTTTGCGGAGAGCAATAGGGAATAGGTACACTTGCTCCCGAAGTCGAGTAATCTCTAAGCCAAGTATTCCCCTGTACAACATCAACTATTTTATCAGGAATATACAGAGGAAGTGTGCTTTTTGATAAAGAAAAAGTCTTTTTAGAAAGTGTATATTCATAACTATATGCTGTTATATTTTTATACGGAATTACACCTTCATTAATTTCTTCAATTGAAGTTACCACCCACCATTTTGCACCACAAGTAAATTCTTTCAATCCCTCAGATGAACCCTCAAAAGAAGTACAATATCTTTGACCGCTGAACACTTTTATATAGCCATATTTAGGTGAGTAACCACGGTACGAGTCCTCACTACTTCCATCGTGTTCCAAGTCAAATAATTCAATCCTAATGTAACCGGTTGTTAATCGCTCTTCACTATCATCGTCATAAGGAAATTTAATCTCTACTCTACCTATTGGTAAATATTTAGCGTAGTGTTCTTCCATTCCTTCTTGAACACCAAGATAAGTTTTTGAATCAGCTTCTCTGTAATAATGAATACGATAACCAAATTTGTTACTACTTAGCATAGCCACAACATCACCTGTGGACACTGGAATAAAATCTTCACAGGCATAATGTTTATACGCAGAAACACCGTCATAAACAGCAGATAAATTATCAGATTTGTCTAAAATAGAGCCATTAGAATCGTTGATGTAACAGCCCCATCGCCAATTATATCCACTATTGCTTCCAATATCAAACAGTTCTACTTCTTCTTTAACTTTAAAGCCTGATAAATAATTATTCATTTCAAAAGTCATACTTGAATCAGGTCTGCCATCCTTATTGTTTAAATCAACAAAATAATTATCTTTTATTTTATTCCCACTAAATTTAAAATAATCATTATTGTCATTAAGATATAAAATGCTACCTTCAACAATACCGTCATAGCATTGATTGTCTATGTATTCATATGACTGCATATCATAAATTTTTTGAGGGATTTTAAATGATAGTTCCGAAGCTGTGCCAAATCTAATATCTTCTGAAAGGTTATTAACACCGTTTATTTGACAAAGAATTTTACGCCTGTCTGGTGTGTATAAAACTATTTCTGGTATTTTATTTATTTTATTCATTAAAAACCACCTAATCTATGTAAAGTCTTATATCTATAAGTGAGGCTCTCAATATAAGGTACTATACTTTCTTTTTCGTCTTGCTCATTCATCCAATAGGCAGAAAAATTTATTATATTAACTCCATTAATCATCTTTAACGGAGGAGAAAAATTTAAAGGAGGTATTATAGAAATATTTACACCTGTACTCGAACTACAAGTGCCAAATTTTGTATTTATGTTATAAACAACATTATTATCTGTCATTGTATCAGACAAATAAACAGTTCCATTACTACTAAGCATTGTTAGATAAAAAACATCATTTTTCATTGTCTTACTAAACGGTTTTAGTTTTATTTCAATATTAGGAAAAACAAAAAAATCTTTTACCGTCTTTACATTTATTGAATGAACTACTGACAAATTATTAAAAGAAACTTCCTCGTCTTTGTACCAAAAACCACTTGCATTTTGTAATGTACAACGAAAGCCCCTTAGTCCTTGTACATCAATAATATCTTCATTGGGGATAAGAATAGCGTTTAAATAATAATTTCTTCTTTCGTCTATTGTCACAAAACGCTTATATCCATCTTGCCCAAATAGCCATTCTTTTACTTCATCAATTTTATCAATAGGAATTTCATTATCCAAACTTAATATCTCAATTCCAAAACTAAGTGGTTTATCAGCATATTTCAAACCATACAGCAAATGGTCGGAAGCCCTTGGTAGTACATCTGTAACAGCTTCGTATTCTGCACCAGTCGAAACACTCCCAAAAGCACTGTTTTCATAAACAAGCATTAAATTGTATTGGTTTGAATTTATCCCATTGTATTCAAATAAGCACTCTCTATACATAAATATCACCACCTGTTCTTTCACATATAAGGCATAGACGGAAAAATCACCTATGCCTTATTTTTATTTACTTGCTTATATGTTAAATTTATTATTAACAATAGATGTCATAAGTTTATTAATTGCCATATCAGAAATTCTGTTAGCCTGTTCTTTAAGAGCATTGACCGTTGTTTGAGTAGCATCGCCTTGAATAACTACATTTATAGAACTTGTCATAGATGTGTTATTAATACGAGGAATATTACTCTTTTGATTTAGAAAAGCAGAAGGATTAGAAGCTATGTCATATAATGTGTTAGTCATAGTCTTACTAAATACAGGATTTCCCTCTGGGAGAATAGTATATCTACCTTTACTTAACTGATAAGGGATTAATTCAGTATTAACACCCTCTTCATCTACAACAGTCAAACCACCCTTTGCAGACTTTGTTCCATTAGCATATTTACCAGAAGGAAGGGGTAGGTACGCCTTGGTTATGTATTTAGACGGGTTTGCAATCCAAGATGATAGTGTCGGAACTTTTCCAAAAGGAGTATTCACATATTCACTTTCAGATTTATTACCATTTTTATTACCATTGTTTGACTTGTTTCCTGATTTTTTGTTGTCGTCATTAGGCAAAACTTCTAATAACTTTTCAACCTTTTCACGATAATCGTCAATAGCTTGACCGTTGTTAGTTATACTTGTTGTAGTGTCATCTATTGAGTCACTAACCGAATCAATAGCGTTTGAAACATCATCAATCTTTCCACTAACTGTATAAATTTCTCCTTGCATTATATCAAGTAATGCAAGTGTACCAATATTAGAGTTGTTGTATTCAGACAATGCAATTTGAGCATTATCCCAAAGATAGTCAAATTCACTCTTACTCTTAGTTGTATAAGTGGAAATATAATTATACAGTTGTCCGTAAAGTTCACCACTATCGTTATCAATTCTACTACAAGCGTCTCTGTAAAGTCTAACTTCGTCATTAAGATAATCATCAACAGAATCAATAAGATTGTCCCAATACTCATCTTGTTGCTCTTTCATTTTATCAAGAGCGTCTGACCTCATATCATATTCTCTATTAGTAAGAGTATCAAGCATATCATTGCGGCTTGAGTTAAATGTGTCTTGAGCTTCTTTTGCGTTCTTTTTGCCAGCACTACTATCATCAAGGCTTGCGACCGCTGACGATAAGGAATCTTTAGCCACCGTATTTTGACTTTCTGAAATCTTTTTGTTCCACTCATACTCGTTCTTTTCGGCTTCAAGAAGTTCTTTCCTCTTATCAATTAACTCGTCAATAGATTCCTTCTGTTTTTCATACTCGTCTTTGATTAATTCGTTCTCTTTTTTGATTAAGTCTGTAACAAGGTCAACTAAATCTGAAATGTTATTCTTAGCATCTTCAAGAGAATTTTTCTGTTCCTCAAGTGCATCTTTTTGCTTTTCAAGAACTTCCTTTTGAGTAGTCAAAGCATTATTTGCTTCCTCTGTATAACCAAGAAAAGCATCGGCATTTGATTCTAAGGAGGTTTCAGCTTGGTCTATTAAAGTGATATATTGAGAATATTGAATTAAAACACCCTCAATGGCATCTTTACTTGCACCCTCAGCTAATTTATGGGCAATAGCAAGTTTTAATGTAGCTTCAGTGAGAGTATTTGTACTGCCTGTTAAGTCATCATTACTTTTTGATTGCGTTTCAGTTGACAACGAATTAATACTACTAATAGCAGATTGTAACTGTGTATATTTTAAATTCTCTAATTGAGCCTTTGCAAGAGCAATATAGGAATCTTTATTTATTTGTAACTGACCGTTTTCATTAAACAAAGTGCTAACATAGTTATCACCAGCTTCAATTATAGCGTTTAAATTATCCAAAGTAAGATAACCATTGCTATTATAATCTGAAACTACCGTACTAAGTGATTTATAAGTGGAAGCAATCCCACTTATTGCTTCCTTAAGATTCTTTATCTTTTCAGATAATTTATCATTTGCTATGGCATATTGCCAATCTTCTGACTTTGTTATTGCTTCTTGAACAGCGTTTGAGAGTTCGGGAAACATTGATGATAATTGAGAAGTGATTTCTGCTTGTATGCTTTCAGAGTCGGCTACCCCTAAACAAGCCTCTTTGAGCTCGTTGAAATTTTCTACTGTTGACGGCAAGCCCTTGGAAAGTTCTTGTTCATAAATAGCAGCCTGTGCCTCTGCTTTTATATAATTATTAATTAAATCATAATTATCATCAACATCATCTGTGTCGGCAAAAATATCCTTTAAAGTTTTGTAATAGTCCGAAGTGATTAATTTATCTCCGTCTTTACCTAACTCATTCGCTTTTGTTTCAATAGCAGAAATGGCTTTTTGAACTTTATCGTAATAATCTAACATTGTTCCTATGTTAGTAGTGTCAATATTAACACCAAAAGTAAAAGTCCGCTTTCCTATTCCATTTTGAGTGGCACTCGATGAACCTTCTCCGACATATTTACCAAGAATATCAGAAGTAATCTTGTAAGCATCTTCACTACTACCACCCGAAATGTCTGTTAAAGATTTGTCATCTACCGCTTTCTTTTGAAAAGATGACCTTCCTCTATTTTTGATTTTATCTTCTGTTTCGGCACGAGCTGCGTTACTTCTATCATAGGCTGTTTGTAAATCAGCTTTAGCTGAAACCAAAACTGAATCAGCATATTTTTTCTCCGCATTGGTAGCGTCTCCGAGAAGTTGAATTTTATCCTTTAACTGCTCATTAACATTCTTAATAGCAGTCTCTTTTTCCTGTTCAGTTGCTTCTGTTCCAAGATTTGCATACAAATCCCAAGCCTGCATTGTTTTATTGATAGCCTCTGCACTTTTATCTGCTTGTTCAATAGTATCTTCGTATGCTTGTCTTTGTGCTTCTTGATATGAGTTCCACATAGCAACACCGGCACTGATAGCAATAGTAGCAATTGTTATCCAAGTTGAAACAGATGAAAGAATACCTTTTGAAATTGAAATCTTTTTAGCAGATTGTTCAGCAGCTTCTCCACTTTTGATAAAAGCCTTAGCAGCATTATAAGATTCCACACTAATATGCCCTTCTTCTCTCAACAAGTCAAGATTAGCGGAAGTCAAATTTCGTGTGCCGTCAGTAACACCTTTTAGTGCAATTTCGCCTTTTGTAAACTGTGTCATTTTCTCAAGGTCGGCAACACTTATCTTATGAAAGTCAGATAACAAAACCGCATTTTTTAAAGATAAACCCTCAGTAGCTTGTGATAAAGAATTAGTAGCAAGTATTTGTTCCTGAAAGGCTTTTGGTATTTCAGCCGCATTTAAAACCGCTTTTTTTTGACTGATAGAAAGTCCTTCTAAAGACTGTTTCATAGCCTCAAATGGCATATTGCCATCGGAATCCTTTAATGATGACAATGTAGATATTTCTGTAAAAGCAGTTGAAATATTGCTAATATTTCCTTTGATTGTACCTAAGTTCTTTATTAAATTTCCAATTCCTATTGCACTAATAGCAACAGGGAGTAGACCTATTTTGTTAATTAAACCGTCTAAGCCATTTACTAAATCAGTTAATACCCCAACAATATCTTTAATTTCGGAACTATTTATAAAATCTGTTGATAAACTCTGGAAAGAAGATTGTAAAGTATTTATTCTACCCTCAATACTATCCAACCAACGCTCTTGTTCTTTTAACGCAGACCCACCTGAATTTTCAGAAGATGCAAATGCTTTTTCAGCCTGTTTAAAGTTAGTGATTAATGCCGCCACTTGGTTGGCTCTTTGTTTTCCGGCAATGGTTTCCAAAAGTGCAGACTGATTAGTTGAAGATAAACTACTATATACTTCGCTAATGCCTTTTATAATTTCATATGTAGATTTGAAATTACCGTCTTTATCAAAAATATTTACTTTGCCATTTGTAAGGTTAAGAATTTGAGTCTGCATTTTAGAGATAGAATCAACATTATCATCAACTTCCTCGCCTAATGACTCAAGCTCACCTTTCATACCTCTCAATCTAAGGCTCAACACTTTAATGGAGTTACCCATTTCAGAAGCATCTTGGGTAATTTCAGTACCAGCAGTAAGTAGAGCAATAGTTTGGTCTATGTCATTACCTGCAACCGCTAAAGCCGAAGCCGAGTTAGCAAGTCCGTCACCCAAATCGCCCGAACTAACGGCAAAGTTATTTGATACTTCATTAAGTTTATCAATAATGCTTTCAGATTCACTTGCGTTCATATTAAACGCTTTTAATGTTGATACAATAGTAGAAGTAGCTTCATCAATACCACTTAAATCATCACCAACATTTTTATACATAGTTGCAACTTTAGCCAAATCCTCAGACTCGCTAACAGTATATCCAAGTCGAGCAAAATCCGCTGTTGCATTAATAAAGTCAGACAAGTTAGAACCAAGTTCTTGTGAGTCTTTTTTAGCATTTTTCAAAAATCTACTATAAGAGCTATCAGTTTCATCTGTAACTTTCTTTAACTCAACCATAGCAGAATCAACATCTTTTATATTTGAGTAAACATTTTTTAAGCCTTGAATAGCAAGATAAAATAATCGTGAAGCACTAAAAAAGTAACCAAAATGCTTCCAAGCCTCTTTTAATCCACTCACAAAAGTACCCGTTGCTACTCCTGCTTCCCTACACTTAATCTTGAAAGTCGATAATTGTGCATTAAATTCTGATAAATCAGCAGTTGTTCTAAGTTCCTTGCTTTTGGATATAAGGTTATTTAATTCATTATTTAGAGAAGTATTATATTTAATTTTTGTCCAAGTATTAGCAATCAACCTAACTTCACTTTGAGCTTTCTCAATTTTTGAATTTAAAATCGATTGTTGTTGTGCAGAATCCTTAACTGATTTATTGGCACTTTTAATTTCTGCATCAAATTCTTTATATTTAGCTTTTAAAGCTGATACTTGTGCATTAAATCCTGTTAAGTCAGCATTAGTTTTAAGTTCTTTACTTTTAGATATAAGATTGTTTAATTCATTCTTTAAAGAATCATTTTCAATCTCACTCCAAGTATTAGCAAGTGTTCTGACTTCGCTTTGTGCTTTTTCAATTTTTGAGTTTAAAATTGATTGCTGTTGTACGGCGTCTTTAATTGGGCTATTAGCACTTTTTACTTCGGCGTTATATTCTTTATACGCTAACTGACATTTTTTAAATTGTGTTTCTAACTGACTAAGTAAATTAAGTTGCTCTTGTTCAGGAAGATTAGCTGAATATTTTGTTCGTAAGTTATTTAATTTTTGCTGTTCTTCTGTTAACTGATTAAACGCATTATCAGTTTTTTCGGTGTCCTGAACAGGGAAAGCCATATAATTAACTTTTTGATTAAACTCATCTATCTTAAAAGAAGTATTTTTATAGCTTTCTTGTAATTTATTTAGTCTTTCCTGTTGCTTTTTAAAAACATTGTCCATTTTGCCATAGTCAGTATTCATACTGCTTATGTGCGCCTCAAACTGTTCGCTTTCTTGATTGAACTGATAAACGGCTTTGGTAGTTCTTTTTAAGCCGTTCTCAAGTTCCTGAACATATGTAACAGTTGCTTTAGTTCCATTTTCAAAATCAACAATGCCCGATTTTGTTCCTGTAAATGAAACATTTGAAACTTTGCCTAAATTTTTACCGATGTCAGAAGCTACACTTTCAAGTTTTTGCTTTACAACATCAATTTGTTTAACATTTAAAATATCATTGAAATTAGCTTGTCCTAAGTCAAGCCTCATACCAGAAAAGCTATTTTGAATAACCTTTTGTGCTTGCTGTGTAGCTTTTGAAATACCAGATTTGCTAATTTCATTAACAGAAATGTCAACTTTAACTTTATTAAGTTTACTACCTAAAGTTTCAATTTGTTTGTTTATTTCCTTAACTGCGTGTTCTTCGTTAAGTTTCGCAGTAACTAATATTGTGGATTCGTGACCTATATTTCCTGCCATACTCTAATTCTCACCACCTAATGAAAAAGAGATGACAGAAGCCACCTCAATTTTAATTATTATTTAAATCTATATCCTTTATCATAAAGACTCATCTCAAAAATATCTCTCAATAACCCGCTTCTACTATTTAATTCTTTGACTGTAGCAGCAGCGAAAGGTCTTGCCTGTAAATACCTGTATTTTTTATTTGACAAATTATTGATTGTATAACCTATTCCACCAAATTTAGCTGTATATTTTTTTTCACCTAATTCAATAAGTTCAGGCAAACTAAACGGAGTCTGAAAAACTAAATCACCATAATTATTTAACATTAAATTTGGCTTTACTTTACTAAAAACAGCCACAGTATGGTCGAAACTACCCATTCTGCTCAATAACTTTTTGTCCCATTTATCTCTATCTAATAAACTATATCGTCTGACATAATGGGGAATCTTATTTTTTTGCCCTCTATGATAATGAATTTTATATCTTTTATACACACTACCCTCGGCGTGAGTTATAGCTGAATCAGTTACATACTCCGACACCTCATTAGACATCACATTATCAATATCGTTACTAAGAGCTTTTATGAAGTCCTGAACTGAATTAAAGATTGCCATTTTACTTAATCAGTTATCCTTTGCTTAAATAAAAGGCTTAAGAACTTCTTTATTTGAGCCATTTTCAATATTACTATTCAAAGTTGAAACTTGATTTGCAACCTCTTTAATGCTTAAAAGCATTTTATCATTACCAAAGAGTTCATCAAGTTTTTCACTTACCTTGTTAATAATTTTAATACCTTCTTCGCATTCGGAAGTTAAACTATTCAATTTTATCTCGAAATAACTGTTTTTTGAACTTAATTTATCTTTTATATAACAATCTACAATATTTTCAATCATCACAAAACTATCGAGATAACACGAAACGCATTTATCTGTCTTGCTACAAACAAACTCGATTATGTTTCTTGCAATTTTATAATTTATTTCATAGTCTATAATTTCAAATTCTTTTTCATTACCATTGGTATCTGTCTCCTTGACCTTCTTTGTAACAAGAGGAATATTAGTAAAAACTTTTAACCAAGCAATATTCGTAACAACCTCATAATATTGAGGGCAATATTCATTATCTATAAAAATTATCTGTTCAGCTAAAATAGGAACAAAGTCTAAATCAGCAAGTGACTTGATATTTTTATAAACTTCAAACATAAAACCGTTTTCTAAAGTATATGATACACTCTCGTTTTTTGAGAGTTCTTTAATTTGCGTACTTGTCAATTTTTTCAAAGAAATCCACCTCTAATAATTTTTGATTTTCTGTTTTATTTAAAGTTGCAACCGTTGGAAACCTTTTTCTTATTCGTCTTTGTTTTTGAATAAACTCATAATCTAACCAACCACCGTCTACTTTTGAGTAAGCTACCCAATAATAGTCTATTTTTGGAAATGTTTTCCAAAATAATTTCCTTTTTAATTTAGCCACGGAGTCAGGCATACCCTTAGTATCTAACACAAATTCTTTGCCATTTGTTAATTTAACATAAAAATCTGCAACATATGTAATCGCCCTAACATTATGACCTTTTCTTTTAAATTCATTTTGTAGCACATATTTCTTTTGCAGTTCATATTTTGCAATTATGCCACTTTGCACATCCGGCAAAATGACTTCCTCATAAAATCTCTTTTCTAAACCACTATCAAAAATGATTCCGTCATTTGAAGTTCGTTTAATAGTATTCTTATCTACATTAAATTTTGTTCTACTTTTTTTCATTAAGTTATTATACCTTGTTGTAAAAAATGGGAGAAACAGTTTGTCTACCGTCCTCCCATTAAAATTACAAAATATTAGTTTTTATTTCCCTTTGTGAATTTCTTAACAGTGTCATCTTTAAGTTTTTCTTTGCTTGATTTTGTTACAATATTATCATTATCATCAACTTCAACAGTTTTTAAACTCTTAATATCATTCATAACAATATCAGCAAAGGCTTGAGATGTACTTTCACCATTCTGTGGAGAAACTTTAGATTCAGTTTCCTCAAGATACTTTTTTCCACATTCAAAAGAACAAACTACACTTCGCCAATTAAATGTACCTGTTGTTGAAATATTAACTCTACAAGGATTGAACGGTTTAGAACAAATAGGGCAGGTTTTATACACCTTCATATTAATTTCACCTTATACTTCAACATAATCAGCAGCATCGTCATTAAAGAACTTCCAACGACCAATAATCTGATTAGCACCACATCTTGCTTTGATACACTTGCCTTCAAAACTCTGATTAGCCTGACCGTCACCAATGGTTGTTTCCATAGTGCCTGTTGGGTCAACAATATAAGCATCGTACTGCCACATTCTTACTGTGTTACAAGCATCTTCCCATTGACCTGTAACACGAACAGCAATCTTTTCTGATACTTTGTCAGCTCTTCTGTCTACAGAAGCACCTTCGGCAATCTTCCTTGTATAAGTCACAATCGCCATAGTTCCGTCAGGATGCTCATTTGCCTCAAACTCAATAAAGCCAGCAGTAGAAGTATCCTTTACAGGTGCAGTATATTTTACAGATTCACCAGCCTTGGCTGCTGTATCAACCTTATATGTTTTGTCACCAACTTTAACAGACTCAATACCATCTAATGGCACATATGTAAGTGTTGCCTTATTCTTAGTAATTGCTACCGAATCATCCCAACCAATCTGAATTGAACCATCCTCAACTTCTGTGCCATAGCTGTCAGCAAGGAGATTTGCACTCACCATACCTGCTGTCCAACTAAGAGTTGTATTAGGATTTCTTTTAAGAACGCCAATGATAGAACCCTTTGAACCTACAAGGTCAGTGTTGTCCTGACCGTCCTTAACTGAAAACTGTGTAATTTCATCACATCTATACTTGTAAGCACCAAACATAGGTGTAAATACATCAACAGTATCAACACTTGTAAAAAGGACATCATTAATGTTAAACTTCGCCATATTTACCTCCGTTTAATTATTTTTTATTATTATTTGATTATAAGAAAAGACCAAAATTATTTGTCAAATTCTAAGACAAAACAAGATTGGTCTTTTGTTGATAATTTTTCACTTAATACATTACCTGTATAAACACCGATAGCAATATTACTTATATGAATATTATGCAATATTTGTTTTACCGACAAAGTAAATTCAATGTACTTTATATTCATTACTGTTTCAAAATTGTATTTAAAATCTTTATTATTAACCATTGTAACAAGATAGGACTCTAAAACACTATATTGTCTTGGATTTTTAGCTTTCTTTTTTAAATCTCTTTTTAATAAAGTGACAGCTCTATCTAAAACATATCTACCGGAAGCACCGCCAATATCTTCTTTTCTGTCATCTCTTTTTTCGCCAAGAATTTTACGAATAGCTACAGCAATTTTATCCATATCATTTTCTGTAATAATAACTCTTTGTAAGTTATCAATTATAAAATAATGTTTTTTGCCATTTTCATTATCGGTTTTCATACAAATCTGAATATCAGAAATATTAAAGCCTCTAAAGAACATAGAAAAAATATTTGCGTTTCTCTTCTTATTTACGCCAAACAGTTTTATTATTTCTTCATCAGTTCCACAGGATAATATTTTCAACTCATAAAGTGCCTGAATAAACAAATCATAAAAATTCAATGTTATATAATCAATTTTATTTAGCCATAGTTCTGCCCTGCGAGTGAAAGGCATAGCCGTCAAATGATACGCTAACAGAAAATAATCATCTTCGTTTTCATAGACTTCCTTAAAAGTTGGAATGTAAACCTGTACATATTGGTTTATAGTAATCGTATCATTAAGAAAAATTTTATTTTGCATATGTTAAATTACCTTTATCAGTAATATTATTAAAATCTCTTGCCGCATAAGTAAGTTGATAACCGTGATAATCTTGAGTTGCCGTAAAATTACCATCGAACTTAACTAAGTTCATTTTACCTAATGCTATTTCATTAGTTCCGTTAAACAGATTATCTATGACAGTTGCGATTAAGGTTGTACGCTTACCTTTATCCGTTCTTAACAAACTATCGTGACAAAAAATATAAAAATTTATATACAGCATTTTTTCAGTTTTGCCACCATAAACTTCACCGCTAATACCAAAGCAAATATAAGTTTTAGCACTATCGTTAACCTTTGGATAATAAACTTCCGGTCGAATACAATCCCATTTTAATTTATTGCAATCATATTCTATATCACCGTTATCAAGTAATCTTTGAATATCCTTGTCCTGACAAAGTTTTTTTAAAATTTGAGCCTCATAAATATTTAAATTATTTAATTTTGCCAATAATTATCACGCCCAATCATCCAATAATTCTTTGTTTTGTTGTGAGATATTAGGATTTTTATATTTATCTCTTAAAACATCTGTTTCTACCTTATTAGCAATGCCATTTTCAATATCATCATTGATATACTCCGTCTGACATTCTACAAGTGTCCAAGTGTTTACACCCTTATCATTGAAATTTTTTGTTGTATCATCAGTTTGTGTTATTTTATACGCAGTAGGGTGTTCTTTATTTTTATCCATTAAAATCCTTGTATCACGCTCTACTTTGTTGGTTTCATCATTGCTTTGAATATATATCATATATTGAGCTGTACCAACCACTGTCTTATTAGCTTCTTTTACACCACTATTGTATTGAGTGGCATTAGTTGAATACACAGGATATTCAAGAACAGTATAATCAGTTTCAGGGTTAATGATAAATTTTAACGACCAATTACAATAATACATAACTGCTTTTTCATAAAATTTATTGTCATCAACCAATCCTACAACAATCCAATAATTGTCTTTGTATTTTATGTAGTCACCACTTGTCAATGTGCCAATAGGGCACAGAACTTGTCTTTTCTTTGAACTTTCATCATTATCTGATGTTACTTGCTGAACAATTCCTTTAAAAGGAATACCGTTTTCCTGTTTTAAATTAGGTTTGTAAGGGTAGTAAAACATATTATTACCCAATGGACTGTTAAGCATATCATCTATGTATGGAGATTTAAAAAAATCAAAGTCTGTATTCTCATTACCCCCCGTATAAGAGGGTGGAGAGGAGAATCGAGTCCATTCTTTAGCCATTGTCATCACCACCATAAGCCGGCTGTTTTGCTTGGTCTAATTTTAACTCTACTTTTGCTCTTGCATATTTAAGTTCTTCAAATGTCATTTTCTTAGCTGTGCCTGTATCGTTTAATGATAAATCCTTACCGATAATATTTATTTTCTTGTTTTGTCTATCAAATTCTCTTTCAAGATAATAAACTTTCATAATATCAGCAATTATTCCCATAGTTTTAAGAGAAAGTTTTTTATTAAAATTTCCTGATTCAGAATCATAGTCTAAGTCACTAACTTCTCTTTCATATTCTGCTATAGCCAATTCAGCCCATAATTTAGTTAATCCCTCTGGCAATAATGATATTTCTACATATTTCGTCTCAAAAATATTAATAATTTGTTCTAATGATGTTATAACATCACCGCCAATTAAAGTTCACCGTTTTCTGCCATTGTTGAAAATTTATAACCCGTCAACTGTTCAATAGCATTTTTTTGAGCAACTGTTGCCTTATCAATTCCTGCTTGAGTTGCAAGGTCAATAAGTGCTTGCTTATCACCCTCATTATGGATACACTTCTCAATTTCAGCCTTAAACTTCTTAATATCCTTTAAAGCCAACATCTTTTTAACATTATCCAAAGTCAAAGTATCAGTATGTAATTCTTTTGAATTTGTAATATGAAAGATAGCATTTCTTACAGCTTCATCTTCAATAAAGATACGAGCGTTAGAACCTTTAGTATCAACACCTGTAAACATTACATTATTCATACCAACCTGATTTTCAACTTCTCGATAAGTTAAGCCGTTCCACCTTTTTACACCAGCAGGAATAACAATGTCAGAACGATTTTCACTATCTCTAAAATGTAAAGCATAATTTCTCAGATTAGTGATGGCAATTCTGCCGTCTGTATTAATTGTGTTATTCGTCATTTTTCCATTCCTTTTATTAGATTTATGAGTGAGCCAATTAATTTTTGGCTCACTCATATTAAGTACATTTATTAAAATGTGAGATTATTTCACTTATGCTGAAATATTAATCAGCCTTTGTAACAAGACCAATCTCAAACTCTCTACCCTTAGTAACATCAGCACCAAGTTCCATATCAAATCTTGTAATTACAGAACCTGTTGAAATATCATTACCTGCCATAGTAGTAAGACCGCCTCGTCTAATAATATCAACAGGAGATGTAATACCCTGCGGTACAAAGTAAATATCATCAGTATTAATATATGTCTCAAACGCACTCTTATCAGCAAGTGGCTTAGCGAAGTTATATCCATTTGGAAGTACAACAAGATTTGAACCCTTATAATCACCGTTATAGCCCTGCTTTGCAATCTCGTCCACCTGTGAATCAGTATAAAATGGGAGAGATGTGGACGCTACACTTTTATAACCATTGAAACCAGAAATGGTGGCAATATTATTGTAATCCGAAAGAATTGATACCTTACCCATTCTACGAATCTTAGTTACCATATTATCAATGGCAGTCTGAGTAAGATTACCAGAATATTCCTCATAAAACTTAACACCTGTTGTGTTATTCTTAAGTGCATCCTTTAAAACACCAAGAACATATGTAACACCCTTATTGTGCATAGTAGCCTGAATCTGCTCAATTTCCTGTGCATTTGTGCCAAGGAAATCCTTACTCTCAAACTCACGATAGTTATATCTCATACCTGCTGAAATTGTCTGAGTCTTGATAGGGTAATTAATTTCCTTGCGGTCAGCAAACGATACATCTGAACCCTTAGCCTGAATGTCAGCACCAAGATTTTCATATGTCCAAGTATGCTTTACAGGAGTTGCATCCATACCAATAGTTTTATAATTACCGAGAAGTGAATAAATCTGCATCTGCTTTACAAGAAGTGGCTCAATACCAATCTTAAAAATAGTATTAAGTTCAGCTCTTGCAGTAGTGTCGCCAGCAGCGGTTCTCGAACCGAGTTTTGACATAAGCTCTACTGTTGAGTCAACTTCCTTACCATACTTTGAAGTATCAAGACCACGATGAAGCGCCATATTAATTTCAGCAACACGCTTAATCTTGTTCATATCACGAACTCTTGCTTCTTCTCTATGTTCGTTATTAAGTTCAATCTTATACATATAATTTCTTACCTCCTAATTAAACATTTACAGAAATTTCAAGACCATTGCCTGCATAGCTTGTCTTATTAAGAACCGTAAAGGTAACTGCATAGCCACTTGCATCTGAAGTCTTTTCAAACTCACCCTTTGCATTAGCAACCAAAGTATCGCCCTTGGAAACTTCTGAATACGCTGTTGCAAGAATAGTATCATTAATTTCAAGCACTACATCTTTCATAGTTGCTGTGTCAAAAATTCTTGCAAATTCACCAATCGCAATCTTATAGTCGTCTGTCGAACCTACAAACTCGACAGGCTCTCTTTCATTAATAACAAGCCAAAGTGCTTGCTTCGCAGTTGTAGCAGTAGGAAGTGCAATAGTGCCAGCCGCTCTGTCATATGTAACAAGATAACCATTCTTGAGTTCAGCGGGAGCTTTTACATTACCTACATTGCGTACAGTCTTAAAGTCACCAATATTTTTAAACTTTACCATATTTATTCCTCCTAATTAACACTCAAACAATGAGCTTTCGTCATTTTCATTGCCAATATTTGATTCGTCAGGCATTGAAATATCTAAAAATAAGTTTGTGTCAAACGAATTTAGTTCATTTGATTTTGAATTTTCTTTCTTGATTGAATCAAAACTAAAAGCCTTAGCTTTCATTACAATATCATCAACACTAAAACCACAGCCCTTTGGATTTTCTCTAAATGAATTAATTTCAACTTCAATAGCCTTTTTGCAATCATCCGAAAAGTCCTTCAACTTTTCATCAAGAGCATTACATTCAGACTTCTTTTCAATTTCAGCAAGCTGTGTTTCAAGTTCGGTTTTACTTGATTTAGCCTCATTGATTTCATTAGTGAGAGAAGAAATAGTTTCATCTTTCTCTGTAATAACCCTATTAAGACTTTCAACTTTTTCATTAAGTTCAACAATTTTACTATTAAGTTCAGTTACTTCTTTTGAAGCTTCAATTTCAGCTTTTAAAGAATTTACTTCCCCTGTAATCTTGTCGCAAACTTCCTTAAACATCTGTTCAACAGTCATATCAGTCTTTCCTCCTTCATCTTTGTTATGTTTTGCATTAAGTTCTGTAACAATGGCACTATCGTCACCTTGTTTTACAAGTTCACCTAACAAATTAAAACCACAATACTTATAAGCAATCGGTACTCTGCCATCACCTACATAATCATTTTTGTATTTGATTTCACCACCGTTTATAGGAAGTCCAACAATTTCAACGCTTCCATATAAGGTTTTGCCCTCTTTGAATTTTTGACGGTAATTATCTATAAAAGCACCATACCTAATATAATCCAACTTACCATCAGCCATCGCCACTTTTGTAGGCTTACCGTCTATTACAATTTCTGATATATAACCTTTGGAGAAATTACCCACTACACTTGCATCGGCACATTGCAACATACCTTTGCGGTCTTGTGTTCTACCGTGACCCCATATTTCAGTTTTTTCATCATCAATAAATTCCGCAGTAATTGATACTCCTTCAATCTGACTTAAAGCCTGACTTACATACGGTTCTTGCCAAGATATACCATTATTTTGATACTCTTCTGATGTTTCAAAGACTTCGTGTAACACAAACTTAATAGGAACATAATCAGAAACCTGTTCATTGCTTAATTCGTATATATACATTCGTTTTTTCACCACCTTCTGCATTAGCATAAGTGTATAAATATGTAAAATTTCACTCGCCAATTTTACACATTCAAAAAGAGGTCATCTCAAAACAAGACAACCTCTAATTTAATAAATTATTTATTCACCTTAGCCATTTGGAGAGGGTGAATTATTTGCATTATTATTTTTTGATGTTATAGTATTTTCATTTTCCAAATTCTCAACACTTGGTCTACCAATGTCATTTTTACCTGAATTTGTGTACATGGATTGATGAGGCGGGAACAATTCATCAAAGTTTTGTTTTCTCTCATATTTCATAATATCTATATAAACATCAGGCTCAATACCTACCGAAGCAATTAATGGAGTCATTGCTCCACCACAATCAGCATAGAGAGATTTACATTTATCGAAGCACTTATCTCTATTAAATGGTGTGATTGGTAATACATACATACTAACGCAATTTTCAATATCTTTAATCACATTAAAATTGATGCACTTATTTAATTCTTCAATATAATCTTCAATAATAGAATATACATCACTTGCCACCAACTCAAGATTTAGCAAAGCCGTTGCGTAGTTAGAACCACTTGATTTTGAACCACCATATAACGCTGACGGAGAAAAGCCAAAAGATTCAGCAACATCATCTTTTATCGACTTCTCATTCTTTTCATCAAATAAACTTGTGTCAATAGTCAGTTCATTTATTTGAGTGCCCGCTGCCAATGACAAGACAGAAGCTCTCTGCGTGTTAGGTTTCTGACTAACAGCACCCTTTAAGGCTTCGTGCTGTTTAATTTGCTGTTCCTCTGTTAATACGCTTTTTCCTGTACCGTCATTACGCATAGGGAATACTTGATATATCAAATTATTATTAATATTTGAGAGAACACCTCTCTTTGTATCAATGAAATAATTAGCATATAAAATTTCATCTAACGAGGTTAAAGCTAAAGGAACGCCCCATTTATCTCTTAAAGTATTGTTAATAGCCGTATATATTGTTTTACGCCAATCTAATACAACCCAATTTCTACCATTATTACCTGTTTTATCCCAAATATTATAAGCTCTTGAAATTTCTTTTGGCATTGTAAGTAATTGTCTTTTAATTTCATTCTCGGAATAGCAATCTCTGAAATATTCCAAATTAAAAGCTATAACAGGTACACCATTATATCGTGAAACTAATTGACAATACTCATTAGGCAAAGAATATATATTTACATCATATTCAGTGTTATTTTTACTGTTAATTTCACCAATTAGTTGAATATCAACATCACTCATATACTTATTCACACCCAATGCTTTTCTTGGAGTTGCTTCAAAATAATAATAACTTGTACCACCAATACATACTTTCTTTGTGTTATCCCTAATTTGTTTCTTATATCTTATTTGCTTTAAAACAGCATTGTATTTTTCCTTGTTTTTAAGAAAGCTCTTTGTGTTACTTTTACCTCTTGGAGAGTGTAATACATAACTCAAATAGTGCATTGAAGCCATTTTGTTAATGCCCGATTTAATTGCACCATTAGTGTTATATGCCCATACACCTAATTTATAAGCACTCATTGGATATTGTTGTGGCGAAGAGACAATTGTTTCTACTTGCTTTAAGGAATATCCCAAAGCCGAAGCTAAAGAATTTCTACAATCTTGGCTACCGCAAAAACCAACAAAACTATAAAATCCGTCAATAAATTCAGCCGAATTTAATTCAGTATTATTATCCTGTGTTTCAGCAGAAGTGTTAATTTCGTTGTTTCGTTTGAACAATTTATCAAAAATTCCTATAATCTCACCACCATTCTTTAATTACACAAAGGAACATAATTGTTCACAGAAGTTCCTCCTGCTAACTCATAATCAGACTTTCTTCTCAAATGATACAAGAAATGACCTAACATAATAAAAGTATAGAAACGGTCATCGTGCATTTTGTTTTCTTTATCTTTTGGGAGTGCATATATAACATTTTTACTTGAATTATTCGTAAAACGATGAATTGAAGTAATTTCACTTTTTAAAGCATCAATGTTTAAAAGTGCATTTTCTTGCTCATCAGTAAGAGAAATATCTTTATAAATTTCTTCGTTTTCTTTGTTTTCATCATTTTCATAAATTCTTATACTGCCATTACCACTATATTCTTTAGGGAATTTTATTAAATCCATTGATAACATTTCAAGCGTTTCTTCGACCATAATGCGTTTCATTGCACGAGGGTCAATAAGTTCAACTTTATCTAAAGCGTTTGGATAAAGCTCATCATAATTTTCATACAGTTTATAATCTTGGTCTATTAATCCCTTGTGTTTCTTTCCAGACTTATCTTCCCAATCTCGCAACAGACGGTCACCATATTGCTGACCGCCACCGCCAGCACCAGAGTCAATTAACAATTTATAAATAAATTCATAATCAGGAGCATTACCATTATAATCAACTAACATTTGCCTGATTATTTCAATCTGCTTATTTGAGTCAAGTTTATATCCATGTTTATTACCAATATCTACCAAATTTATACAATTAACAATTCGACCATAATATCCGATTTCATCATCAAAACAAATTTCCATTACAGTAACGACACTGTTATCTATTGTTCTTGCCGGGTCAAATGCAAGAACATACATATGTTTACTTTCTCTAAACAAGACAGGAAATTCAAATATTGAATTTCTTACAACGGTTCCCATTTTGATTATTTGATTCACACCGCCATCAACAATTGGTTGATTATAATATTCTCTTAATGCCTTTATACGATTAACTTTTAACGCCGCCTCTACTTTGTCCATAGTCAACAAAGGAGTCCATTTTTGCCCCTCTATATAAACTTCTATAGCAGTTGTACAATCCATATCACAACAGAAATAATTTCTATCTCCAGCAATCATCCGCTTTGCAAATTCCTTATAATGCTTATAGAAAATTGTTGTTGTATCATTCTGAGAAGAAGCATAAACCAACTGCGTAGGGCATTGTCTTTTTTCGATTTTAGGCGAATATGTATCTTGTGTAGATGTTTTAAAATCTGTATTCTGAGTTGCAAAGGCTTCGCAGACAGCTATCAGTTCATCGTTACAAAAAGCAGCTTCATCAAAAAATACAAGTGTTGCACGCCTACTTCTTGTGTTATCTGGCTTTGAGTTAAGTGTACAAATCTGACTGCCATTAAAAAATTCAACGGAATATCCACTTGAAAGATGAGAAAAACCTGTTTGTGACGGAGGCTTGATAACAATTTCATTCTTTACAATAGGCTTTAAACTTTTTATCGAGTTAGCTGTTTTACCTGTATTGAGAATAATCTCCTCAATCTTTGAAAATGTCTCTTTTGCCTGTCCACCAACAGACGATATAATATAAATAGACTGATTCTCATAAAGAATAGCTTTTAAAATTATAAATATTGAGCCAAGGAATGATTTGCCAAAGTTTCGACTACAGCACCAGACAGAATGACCTGCGTTCCAAGCAGATTGTAAAATATATTTTTGGCTATCAAGTAGCTTAATGCCTAATAAATCTTCGCAAGCAATGCAAGGGTTCTTTCTGTAAAACTCAATCATCTTGGCATCAAGTTCAGCAATTCTGCGTTTTCTCTCAGTCATAATCAGTCTGGTTTTACTCTGAATCATTTATTTCGCCCTTGTTGCTCTTTTGAATTTTCTTTAATTCAGTTAATTCAGCTTTAATTTGTTTGTTGTTTTTATTTAGTTCTTCAATTTTTTCGGTCAAATTAACAATTTTAACATTCAACAGTCTATTCTTTTCAAGTTCATCATCTAATTGCTTGTCTTTTTGAACTATTAATTCTCGCTGAATATCAAACATTTCTTTCTGGTCGCTTTCGTCAAAAAAACCATTTTTACGAATAGCTTTCATTGACTGTTCTATAGCCCATAGACTACCCTCGGATTGTAATTGTTTATAATAATTCGTTTCAGCAGCATCAAAATTTTTTTCTCTTAATTCACGCTGTAAATATGTAAAAGTACCTTTACCAGCTTTTTTATTACTTCTATTCTTTACAGAAATTTCATTTTCTTTAGCAATTTTATCATTATTACCAACCTTAGCTGTAATAATGTCGCTAAGTGCTTTAATTTCACCTGACTCGGTTGTTGGATTAAGTGCTGCCATTTTAGCGTTGCATTTCTGTATCATTTCATTATTTATAACAATCTGTAAAATCTGAGATTTTTTATAAGCATCATCTTGAGTTTCTTCATCAAGAAAATCTACAAGAGTGTTATATAAATATTTCCTGCTTTTTTCTTGAAAGTCATCGGCAGGGAAAGGGTCATAGCCATAAACATCTATAACCATTTGCCTATTTTGGTTTTCTTCTTTACTCCATTGCCCTGCACTTGTTTGGTCTACAACCTTAATGGTTGTTTCACCTAACTTGCCTTCGACAGCACTTGTAATAAAGGTTTTACCTCTATATTGCACATTATTTAGAAGTCTTGCATAAACACCAGCACTAAAAGTATCTCTATCTCTCATAACACTTTCGTAAAGAACTTCATCATAATACCAATCCATAACTGAACAAATAGTTATTAAAGCCATTCTTTCAGACTTATACTTTTTGTTTGCCTGAGTGTATAAATCCTGCAAGCATACAGAACATATGTCACCATATCCTGAATTTCTTTGAAAGTATAAAGATTGAGATGATTTATAAAAATTGCCCTTAGCGGTTTTAAACGATTTACCACATAATCGGCAGTTATATGTAATTGACAATCTTGGATTTAGAACATTTACGTTTGCCAACTTATCACCGCCTTATCTTTGTATATAAACAAACTTAAAACAAGGAGCTTATGCGATAAGCCATCACCCCTTGTAATAGAACTATTATGTTCTTTTTTTACACTAACTACTCGAAGCAAGACTTTTAGCAACACTATTAATAGATGATTCACTTAATTGAATGTCATACAAACATTCAATAGTCTTATTTGGAGTTGCTACTACAATGAACTGTTCCGCTGTATTTGACAGTCTCTTTTGTATAGCATAATTATCAACACCGGACATACAGCCACTCTGTACGACTTTAGTATCATAAATTGATAACATAGCATTGCTATGTCTATGTCCTATTAAAATGCCGTCAGGTTTAACGCCTGTCATCATTGTCAAATTCTGAACTACGCTTATTGGATTATCATATGTACCGTGAACCGCATACCATAATTTATCATATACTTTAAAACACACCATAGTGTCATCCACTGAATTTTCGGTATAAATATGCACATTTTTATAATTCTGTAAATTTGCTTGCATATAAAACGGAACAAGAGAATCAAGTTCTTCACCTTTTAGAGAATCTTCTTTATCAGCCATAACCCTTGAATGATTACCACTAACTGAATAAATACTAATATCCACAAACTGATTAGCAAGGTCTCTTACAAAATTAGATAAGTAAGTAGAGATTGTTTTTATTTGCCTAACTACATCTTCATTATTCTCTAATCGTAAATTGCGGTGAATAATACCACTAATCAAATCACCACCAAGAACAATAACAGCATAATCAGACTTGTGTCGTTCTTTTATTTCACATATCTTATTAAAATATTCCTTTAACCTACATATAAGTTCTTTTGTATCATAATTATTCCAAGCATTTTTGCAAACCACACCTGTATGAACATCACTTACAGGGATAATCAATGTTGACGAGTCTTTTATACTTAAATTATTTTCTCTTACACACACTTCGTCACATATAGGTTCAACATTTTCGTGAATAATCCTTTTAACAAGGTCTGCGAAACTTTCTCGTCTTGATTCTTCTCTTTGCAATCGCCTTAGTTCATTGCGTTCATCACGAATTTTATATTTTTCATTTTCAAGTTCTCTGCGAGCCTGTTTTAATTCCTCAAGATACTCACTATTATCAGCCTGTTTTGCTTTTAATTCGTCCATTTTACCAAGCATATACTTATAGATAGCATATCCGCCAAATTCAGTATTTTGTGCTTTTCTTAAACTATCTCTGTGAATTTTTAACCCCAAAGCATCTACAATGTCTTGCCATTCTAAATCGTCAGGTCTTTGGTCTAATAAAATACCGATAAGCCTGATACCATAGTCTCGCCAATTTTCATTAGGCAACTGCTGATACTTTGTGTCAAGCATATCGGTTAAATTTCTTTCTATTAAATTTATTAGAATTATATCTTGTCCTCAATGTTTTATTCGCAATTTCATTTGTATCTTTAATAAGTTCAAGATATTTTCTGATTTCGGGGCAAAAATATTTATGTCTCTTTGATTTTTGGGCTACTGTTCTTCTAAGTTCAGCCATTGGATATTTTGCCCTGATTTTAAGGCTTTCTTCTTTTGTAATTGGAAATATAATCAATCACTCTTTCATATTTATATTTTGGAAAAAGAAAGTGTAAATAGGGGAGTTATTACACTCTCTTCTCCATATCCACTTTTTAACAAAAGCTAAAAAATGGCTTAAATACTAGGGTTTTCGGGTGTCGCACCTTGAAAAATCTTAGTTTTTTGCCGTTTTTTGCAAAAAAATTAAAGAAATTACATTAATTATTTTCCTTATACTTATAAGAAAAATCATATAATCTCACAATCTGATTATCTGCATTTGCCTTACATTCTTCAAGTTCAAACATTTTTTCTTGATTATTCCTTATTAAATCGGCAAAATCCATATTCTTATACGAGAACATAGCAGACATAATCAATGAAGAATAACTTTTATGTGTAGGTTTTTCAATTAATGAAAAAAGATAAGTTATAGTTTTATGAGAAATTTTAAGTGAATTTATGTATTCAATGCAATCTTCTTTAATATTTTCAACTATACCTACACAATCTTTATACGAAAAAGATTCATCATTCTCACTATCAGTGTTCTTTCGATTTCTATACATTACCCAAAATGAATTAATTTCATCTTTTGTATCTTGAATTGCCAATAAAATTCTTTCAACCTGTTCATAATACACTTGTCCTTCAATTTCATTAAGAGGCTTAAAAATTTCAGAAAAACTTAAATCTTGTTCATTGTTTTTTATACGAGAAACTTTATTTAAAGCAAGTTCTATGTAATCCATTGTAGTATGATACAGTTGATAAACCTTATTATTATTTCCATATCCCTTATATTGGTCTAAATACTTAAAAAAGAATGGTCGTATATATTTTTTATTATCATCATAAATTGCATATTTGGCTTTTAGTATATTCAACTCTTTTGTATTATTTGCGGGATTTTCTCGCTTTGCTGAGTCAATTTCGAGATTGCTCATAACATCTAATTGAGCAATGTCAGCATATAACTCCTGCACTATACTTGATTGAATATCATTACCTTGGTAAATTAATTCCCAAAGTTTTGAATTTAACTCTTGAGATAAATTTATAATCTCACCAATCTTATTAGTTCCTGTCTTTATATCAAGGTCGGCTTTATCTTCTGGTGTATATCTTCTTTTACACTCTGTACTTTCAACTAACTTTGTCGGTACAAGGAAATTATTATAATTCCTCATAGCAGAATCAAATAATATTTTATTATCCGTCAACAAAATTGTATCTGAGTCAAAATCACAACCAGATAATTGTTCTAACAGATTATCACCAATACTATTAACACAAACTATTTCATTGCTTAAATTGAAATATCTCTCAATATTTTCATTTATTTCATTTTTGCAACACAAGATATTTCCCATTGTAATATGTGGAGACCTACTACCTAACAAATTTGCACCGTTCTCAAACATTTTACAGTGAACCGTTCCACTTTTAATTTCACTTATCCCATTAAATTTTCCGATACAAGACTTTAACATCTCTAAAGGATTTCCAAATAAAGTTGAATAATTACCGTGAACTAATATATGACCTTTCCTACAGTTCTTAACAAAAGCCTTAACAGTTTCATTGCGAAATTCTTTATACATTTTTGTTTTGCTAAATTTACTGTTTAATCCAAGTAGGTAATATACAATATCATTTTTAGTAACAAGGCTTCTGCTTTTACTATAATCTGGCATTGAGTATTTTAAATGATACCTAAAAACCATTTCATTTGTTTTAAGCAAATTGATATATTCAAGTGTAGGTTTTAAAAACTCTTTTACTTCTTTTTCACTCATTTGTAAAGTGTTAAGTAGCTGATAATGAGTTTGCACCATCCTACCGTCAAAGTAGTGTGTGGGTTTTTCGTGTTTAACAATTCCAAACTGTGGTTCAATAGTCCATAACCAATCTTCCAATTTGCCAAATTTTAAGTATTTAATACTACTTGGAGTGGTAATTAATTTTATTTCAGACAAACTTTTTGCTTGAGTATAACCTTTTAGTTGTGATATTTCAGTAATGTCATTATCCTCAAACCATTTTTGTATATTTGTATTAAAGCAAGCTGATTTAAAAAATCTTGTTCTCAAAAGTAACATACCATAATTTTTATACCGCTCTCCAAATTTACTTACATCCAACAAAGACTGCCCGTCAAAAATACTGTTTGCCATATTAACTTTTTGAGGAGATGTAGTTAAACGACAACCTTCATTAATTTTTGTCGCCATACAATTAATTGTAAATTTACTTTTATAATCATCAATTACCAATATTTCGTTAGGATAAATGTCAACCGTGTCTATGATTGAAGAAAGTGTCAAAGCCATATATGGTTCAAGACTTGCCAAATCACAATCGCTACCGTTTTTTATGTCCAAACCGCACAGACTCCACTTATGCATTTTTTTATAAAGTTTTTCGTCTACAAACAAACACTTTCCAACTCGACTACTTCCACTACTTCTTTTAAAACGAACATATTTAATGCCGTCACACACAAATCCCTCTTTGTACAACGATTTGCGAATATCCGATACCGTGTTGAGTGTTTTAAAATTTCCCTTAACCCTATAAACTTTTAATTCGGAATCATAACAAAAATATTTTCCTAACAAATCTTGTGACAGGGGAGAGGTCACAAGATAATCAGTAGTAATATCTTTTTCTTTAAAATTTTTTGAAACAGCTTTTATTGCTATAAGTTTACCACCTTTTATACAAGCATTATCATTTAACTCAATTTCATATTTACTATACCCAAACTTGACATACAACCCAAAACCAACATTGTTAAATTCTTTATTGCTGTAATCAAAAGTCATATTAATAATATGTTTGCTGTATTTTTTTTGCCCTATGTATTCAAAAAAGCGTTTATTCCGGTAGACTTCTTTGTGAATGTCTATCATTTTAATTAAATCCAAGCTATAATCAAAAGTAGCAAGGAACTTCTTTATATTCAAATCTCCATTTCTGTCTCTTAGTGTATAACAATTCATTTGCTTGTTAATATTGTGATTGGCTACATACACATCTTTTCCGTCAAGTAACGGAATATTTACAGCCTCAATATCAGGCTTATAACAATTACCTTGATATGTTATGCTGTAACACCCCTAAAATAATATATTAAATATCACTCTCCTAAAGTATTAAAATTTAATTTTACTGCTCAATCAAAGGATAAATGCCCTCTTTTTTAAGCGTTTCATAAATAAACAATCTACCCTTTTGAGTCCAATAAGTATGCGTTTTAATATGTTTTTCACCATTACTGTTAGTATAATAACTTGTTTTAGTGCTTGTATATCCATTTTCAGCATACTTCTGATATAAAAGCCAAATACTCTGACCTGACTTGCCCTGCTTGAACTGTATTTTTAACTTATGTAAAAATTCATTCAACCAAATAGCCGATTTATCATAATCTTTAGCAATAACTGTTATAGGAACAAGGTCTTTGCAATTAAGAATTATATCGTAATAACTTGCCTTTGGTTTAAGTTCGGCAATTTGTTGATTTTGAACTGCAATAGTTCGAGCAAGAGTTTTATTTCTTTCTCGTTCCTCTTTTAATGCAGTAAATGCTTTGATAGCCAAATCAGGATTTGCAATAAGTTCATCAGTAGCGTACAAACCTGTCCTGCGAATTGACGGTAACACTTCTGATGTAACCCAACGCTTAAACTTTTTAGCATTAGGCATCTTGCTTGAAAGGATAAGACTGTACAATCCGCTCTCATTAATCAAAGTCATCTGCTGTATTCCACCAAGGTCGCCCTGAATTGGGGCATCCTTTTTATCCTCGTCATCTATATGTTTTGCAATAGCATTTCTCGGTTTTGCATAACCAAGTACCTCTGCCACATCTTTACCAACAAAATATGGTTTACCTTCAATCTCTAATGTTCTGACTCTTGAATCTTCAAAGTTCCAAACTCTTAATTCATTTGTATTATTCAATATAAATATCACTCTCCTAATTTTATTATTATTTTTTAAATTAACTTACTGTAGCAGATGAGTAAAACTAAATGCCACATAACATCTTCAAACAATTCACCAAATGTATCATAATGGTTTATTTGACTGTAATCTAAATGTGTATAGACAATATTAGACAAATTATAATTACAACTGGTAAAGAACGCTGATGGCAATTCTGAAACCATATTGGCTATAATATTACTTGAATTTATGTAACTATGAAAAACCTTGTTTCCTACATCAGTAAATAGTTCTTCTTCATTTTTATCTTCCTCACAAGTCACTTTGCCAAACTTATTATTCCACAACGGAGGATTGAAGTTTTCAAAATTTGTAGCTTTAAATGCTTTAATTAAATCCTCTATTAATTCATTGGTAGGTAATTTAAAATCATACCATTCGCTATTATTAATCGGACAATATACAAACCTTTCTGATTCTGGAATTTCTACTTTGTTCAAAAGTGCTTTTTCATAAATAGTCTTTGCGATAGACACAATCGCTTTAAAAAAACCGATATATCTTTCAACCTCATTGTCAAAATAAAGCAAATCTTCAAACTCAAAAGTCCATTTACAATTTTCATCACATTGTACTTCAAATACATACAAGTGTGTTTTGTTTAAATCATAATCTGTGTACACAGTTCCTTGGTCTGTATATCCACACACAAAAGGCTTAACCGCCGATGATGTAATCATTTTTAATCATTCCTTTCTGAATCCATTTTTGCACCGCAAATAGGACAATAATTTAAAATAGAACAATAATTTACGCATATCGTTTCAGGTATGTCATCAATATCTATTAAAGTATTACAATTAGAACACTTCAACTTGTATTTATACTCAATCCACTTTGCGTGTTTAATCTCTTGCATATCACACACAGTTGCTTCGTTGGGTTTACTACCGTCAACTTCAATAATATGCTTAACTGTTTCGGCATTTTTCTTTGAATTAAATAACAATAATTCAGTAGTAAAATTGCTACCATTATAATTGGGTATGTCCAACGCATAGTAACCGCAAATATCACGGATTTTTAATTTATTACCCATTTATCTTCATTCCTCCAGCAGTTCTGGATTATCAACAAACAAACTTTTCACATTGTTGCTTTTTTCAAATTCCTCAAGCTCCTTTTCTTTGATGGATAACTTTTCACGCTCAAAATAAAATATTACAGGTTCTTTTATTTCTTTGATTAAGCCGTATTTCTTAGCTAATCTAAAAATAAAAACCTTTTCAAGTCTTGATAGTATTTTACCTAATTGCTCTCTAAAATCTTCAACCGACATTGTAGATTTATAAAAATTACACATTCTGCAAGCAGGATTATAATTTTCAATATCGTTTGCACCGTCATACCAATACACGCTCTGTATATGGTCAACTTGCATTTCCTTTAACGCAAGTTCACAACCACAATAAGCACAATGACCGTTGTATTTTTCGTAAACTTTTAGTCTTGTAGATTTTGATATATGCTTTCTATTACTCATTCTATATTACTCCTTTATAAACTGTCTTTAAACAGTTGCAAACAACAATTTATTTAACAAAAATTTCTGACCCTTGGGTGTTACAACCGTTTGAGTTTGCAAATGAGGAACCCCATCCTTATCTACAAACAAATTCTCTTTAATCTTAAACAATCCTAACTCCATTGCCTTTTGAGTTGGTGAGTTCTTATTATTCCCAACTCTGATAAGATAACCGTTCTTTCGTAGAACCCCAAACAATCTGTTTCTGCCAATAGATTTACCGTTTTGCTTTACAAGTTTGGCTAAGTCACCGATAGTAATAGTTTCAGCCGTATTGAGCAATGTTTCAGCAAATTCTACATTAGGCTTGTCTCGCTCAATCTTTTCAGCAAGCCGTAAATTTACTGTTGTTATTTCATCTATTTTCCTATTAGCAAGTTTTAAAGCTCTTGCCATAACTAATTCAGGCGTATTCCATTGTTCCTCAATTTTTAGAAAATACTGTCGAAACTCTTTTCCTTTATCAGACCTCTGTAGCATACAAATTTCTTTCGCCATTGGAATAGTGAGTTGGTGGTCTGTTTGTGTCGTTTCATTTCCTTGAGCTGTATTCCATTTTTGGAAGATAGTTTTAAAGTCAATTCCTTCAGTAAATCCATAGCCGCACATACGCTTAAACCAAGTCGTATAATTACTGCTTACACCCAATGCCTTATGTAATTCTCTACCTAAAACAGTAGGCTGTTCTTCATTGTAATTAATATTGATTATTTCATTCATTATCTTATTATTCCTCACTTTCTTTTATTTTATATTGCTGTATCTCGTTTTCTGACAAGGTGACACCATCGTCAACCAACCTTGAACAGTATGGACACTCACATTGTATAGTAAAGCCTGTTATTTCATAATAATAATTATATTGAGTAACTGTTTCATATTCTAGACAGTTCGCTATAAACTTACAACCACAGTTAGAGCAATGAAACTTTCTTAACTCTAACTTGTCAGGATTCCCTTGCTTGATAATCGTCAAATCTATATCTCCAATCTATATGTAATTAATCTATATCATCAAATTCAGCAATTACGCTACTGTAAATACTCTGTCTTTCTCTAAGGCTCTGCTGATATTCCTTTTCTGCCAATATATCTTCATCAGCAATATTCCAGAAATCACACTCTAAGCAGTTCTCCTTGCAAACATCGCACCATAAGCACTTTCTGTATCTGTTCGTAATTCAAAATTCCTTTCATCTTAATATTCATTTATCACAATCCTTTCTGACCTTGTTTTTTCTCAAATTTATGTGAACAATTTGGCTTGTCTTATTACTAAATACATATATTATTCTTCTCCAAACTCACCATCACTTTCTGCTATTTCTTTCTGTAATTTTTTCATTCTTCTTTTTTTTAACTTTTCTACATATCTATCAAATACATAATCCAAATATTCTTTATTCTTAGGCAATGAATACATATTTTTATAAAATTTCCCAATATGTTTATCCCATTGACTTCTTGAATATAAAATACCATTATCTCTTAAAAGGTTTATATGATTTAAAATACCATTTTGAGTCATCCCTGTCATATTGCTAAGATTTTTATAAGACAACCAAGCAATTTGATTGTTAAAGTATTTTGTACGCTTAGACATAAGAAATGTCATTGTACAAAACAATTTCAAAACCAATACAGAACTAACTCCATTTATTTGACTGCATTGTGGCAACCAACTATTATATATAGGGGTTTTGTCCTTCTTCGATTCACCATTAAAGAATGGTCTAAACAATAACCTTATATATTCATCTGATAATTTAAAACCTCGTGTATCAATTTCTTTATTGAAAATGCGATTATGCCTACCTATGAAATCAACCTTACGCTTTTTTGAATATCCTACAGAAGTGATATATCCATACTTCTGCATTTCGTATAATCCCTCATAAAAGTAACTTTCCATTTTCTTTAAATGAATCTCATTAAAATCAGGGAACATTTCCATCAAAGCAAGTCTGAAATTAAACTTTGAAACAAATTCCTCAAATCTGATTAAAGTTAGATTAATTAATTTGGTTTTGTTCTCATCATTTTCAATTCTCGCATAATATTTTTCTATGACTGTCAAAGGATAATCAACCTTGATTAAATTATAAATAGGTTCATAGCTCCTCAACCTTTCATCAGTTCGATTTTTTATCAAGGACTGCCTCGATAAATGAAGTTCATATTTTGCTCCGGCTTTCACATAGTTAAAACTTTTCTGAATAATATAATACGCTAACAAAAGTTTCTGATTACAGCTTTTGCTTATGGGATTAATCAATGAACTCTTATCTATAATAGTCATAATTGCATTTTCACCGTCAGGTTTCCAAAAATAAATAGTTATCAGCTCCCTTTTACTTCTTTTTTTACTCCTTTTTTTATTTACAGTAAACAATTACAATGAATATTTGCTATTTTTATATGCAGATATTGTGAAAATATTTTAAAAATGAGATTTTACGATATTTTATTTGGAAAATATAATATATTATATATAGGCAAGCTCCTTGACTTTATATATTAATTTATATAAATAATTAATTAAATATATTAATATAGAATAATTATTAATCTGTAAGATTAATAATTATTCTTTCTTTGGTTCTTTCTTTATAACTCAAATAAAAAATAAAAAATAATCTCAAAAAAATAAAAAAATAAAAAAATAAAAAAATATAAAATGAGTCACCGTAAAGTAAATATTAACTTGTCAAGGAACACAAGAATGTATGCAATGTAATTGTTGAGTTCGCTTTTTACAAAAAGCGGAATGAAAAATATTATGGACAACCCTGAAATGGTAAGTCCATAAAAACAATTCAGTCGTTGTAAAAAACGAAATAAATTACATTTTAATTATATACAATGATATATAAAAAGTCAAGAGAAATATTAAAAAAATCTGAAAAATATTTCCAAAGTGCCAAGTTTAATATTGTTAAGTGCCAAAATGGCACTTAAGGTTAGCCGGAAAGAGGATAATAGTGTGTTATCTGAACATTAATAGTGAAATAAATGTCAGTATGAAATAAACATACATATGTAATAGAAAAATTTGACCTATAAGACGAGTTTATGAGTTAGGAATGAAATTATACTCTTGAAAGATTATAAATGCCTTACAGGTCAAATAAATACATATAAATAGTATATTCACTTATTAGATATGTTTGTCAACAGTAAGTCGTTATTGTATTATACCTTTAAATGGCTTAGAATTGACTTGTATTGAATTTTATGCGTTTATGTATGAAATTATATTAATTACTAAAAAATGCGATACAAGTCAAATGAAAGCATTTTAAGGATAAGTGGATTAGTGTAATTGTAGTTTGAGTTAAATTTTTACCGAAGTTAAAGCGAGGAATTAGTCTATGGCAAGCTACATAAGAAATATGGCGTTAAATTAATTATTTTTTATTATTCGTCAGCAAGCTGTCTCATAATAAAAAATAATTAATTTAACTTTGGCGTACCCAAAATTCGCAAAGCTCATTTTGTTTACGCTGACAAAAAGATATTGAGATTTCTATTTTAGGGGGGAGTGAGTTTATGGGTGTAAATTAAATCAGGAATATAAAAAATATAAAAATATGTAATAAGCTAGGATATATAATAAATCATTGGTAACAAACCTGTAACATTTATAGCATCGTTTAATGAAATGTTTAATGAAATAAAAATAGCCTGCTAATTTATAGCAGACTTGAGTTAATGTGGCTATTGAATTGTAGGGGGTTATTATTCTGATGTTTTTGTTTATGCAATATTACTTTAGAAGATAACTTTAAGCAAATATTACTTTAAGTAAATTTATTAAAGTAAAATATGATATTTTATACAGTCAGTAATATAATAAATTATTTAAAACGAAAACGATAATAGGTTTTTCAGTTCACCGAAAGGTGTTTTGGGAATATGAGCGTAAGTTTTAAGTTGGATAAGTGTGTAAATATGGGATAAATCCTATATTTTTGTAAGGTTTAAGGTATTGAATTTGAGGCTGTATTAATGAATAGGGATTTGAGGTATTTATGATTTAGGTTATTTTGGCTATTTTTGAGGTAGCTTGAATGGGTTTGGATAGGGTTGTGTTAGGGTGATAAATGGCTATTTTATGCGGTTTTTAGGTGATAGGTGAAGGGATTGAGATATGGGTGTTTTGGGGTGGAATTAGTGGTTTAGGTGGTTAAAAAAATAGGGCTGAAAACGATTTTTATGGGTTCGATTCGGTGGATGAGTTCGATGGTCTTTTTAGAACTACTACGCCCTTTGTTTCAGATTAGAAGAGTTGCTAAAATGTAAAATACCCCCCTCTGTTGGTTAGTGGTAGGTAGTAGGTAGGGCGTTGAGTTATGCGGTATATCCGGGTGTGTTTTAGTGACATTTAATCTTGTAAAAATGGCTTGAATACTATATTTTTTAAAGTTTTACGAGGAGTAAAAGGAACTAACAAAAGTCCGCAAAAGCACAAAATGCGGACATTTGGAAAAATGGGTACAAGTTAGGGATTGCAAGATAGACGGCTATATTTTTACTATTTTTGTGGTATTTATGGCAAAATAGGGCAAGGATAAAATTTAACAAAAAATCATTGAAAAGCGGGTGAAAAAGCGGTAAAAATTGTATTATTCAGCTAAAATTAATAATCGTTCTCATTTTGAGACTTTGTTAAAATTTTAACAAAGTTGTTCGATATCAAACAATTAACATTCTAACTATATTGTTAAAAGTTTAACAAACTTCAATCATATAAAAATAGTTCGATATCAAACTAAATCGTTAAACTTTTAACAATATATCCGGCTGTACGCTCATATACTCATTTACGCTTTTACGCTCACGCTCATATATCAATAATCATTCAGTAATCAGCTAATCAACGCTCATTCAATCAACTTTAATCATTACAATATATTAATTGCATTCTTGTAACACTTATTACAATTACACTTATTACAACTGCATAGCTGCACTTGCATCAATCTACCCACACGCAAAAATGCCATTTAAACGCTCTGTATCGGCTTAAACAGTCAAGCAATATAATTACTCTAATAGACTATAAAAACGCTTATACGGGCATTTAAAAGGCAAATATAAAGTATATAAGGATAGACAAGTAAAAGTGCATCAATCAATCACACCATCTCGCTTTAGGCAAGCGTAAAAATACTGCGTTGCTGTCTGATTATGACTGTTTAAGTAATTATCTATCTTGTCAATGTCAGTTAATTTTATATATATTGCTTTATGTTTGTATGTTTTTGCTGCATACTTGTTGTTTGCTCTGATTTTAGCAGCACTATTTTTATTATCATTTTTAATTGTTGTTTTTTGTTCGTTTTTTTGTAAATCTGTTATAATCATAGTTATATATTATTATAATTAATAATTGTTATTATTTATTTGTATATGTTGCATAAAATATAGTACAATATAATATTGTATCTTTGTGTAACAATAAATAGTTATAATTCTTTTATGCAATTATAAATACAATATTATATTGTATAATAGTGTCAACGAAAAGAGATAAAGAAGCAAAAAACAAATACATAATATCTCATATCGTTATTGTAGAAATTCAATTGTTAAAACTCACAACACAAATATTTTAAACATTTTAATTGTGTTGCGTAAATCAAAAAATGTTCGTACCTTGACAATTTAATGAACTTGCAACAGTCTTGAGCTTGCACACATCTATACATTAGTATAGCAATAGTGCCTCTAAAGTCCTTAGATGAAGTATATCAAAATTCGCATAAAGAAAAATAGCAATAAGAAATGTACTATTGAGTGTATGTGAATGTATGCGACCGGCGATATATTGAGCCTTTGAGCTTTAAGCCCTCAATGAAGAAAGCTATTGCTATACCGTCAATGGGTGAAGTGCATCCTTCAAGCTGTTGAGACTCAAGTCAAACCTTTATTTTTGATTTTAATTTTAACTTTTTAGGCGATTGCATAAAATAGTAATAATAATTATAGCGTTTATTTTGTGTAAATTGCATAATTTAAAAAAGCTACTTTTGTGCAATCTATAAAGAGTTAAAATGCTCTTAATGTGTAATTACCATTATTATACATTAAATACATAAAAAAGTCAAGAAAAATTTTAAAAAGGTGGTAAATAAAAAATGGAGAAAATAAAAACAACTGCAAAGGCAATTAAAGAGAGATATAGAAAGTGTTATTCTGCCGGGTATTGTCAATTACAATTTTTGTTAAGGTATATTGAGCCGCTATACTACCATGCAGGCGTGTACGGCTGGGATTATGATGTCTATATAATTGATGATGTTGCAATTTTTACAGGTTATCGCTACCCAAGGAGCGGAATAAAGCACATCCCGTGTGAAATAGCAGAAAAATACGACAAATACGCAAAAAAGATTATTGATGCAAATTATGATTATACAGACTTTGCAAATGATAGTTATAAGTATAAATTTGTGTTGAGTGTACTTAAAAATTTAATTAATGATATGATTACAGAATTAAATTAAGTCGTTGCATCGACTATAAAAAGCCGTTAGGATGCAAGCGTTCCGCCCGATATGGGCGGAGGTCGGGAAAACCGAAAAATTAAAAACAATAAAGGAGTTAATACATATGACAACAAAGCAATTACAAGAATACGCAAACAAGGCACTTGAAAACTACAACGGTGTAGCATTTGATGTTAATACTGAGCATTACATCCGCCCTTGGGCGGCTGAAGGTGAAAAATATACATTATATTTTGTCAATACATTTGCACAAATTGCGTCCGCAAATAACATTTACGATGCAAAAGAAATAATTGATAATTATGTAAGCCGTGAGCAAGAATTGGAAAAGGAGGCGCTAAAGTATGCTTGTTAAAGCAACAAAAGCTATGACAGACTTATTGCGCAAGAATTTAAATCTTGAATGTATAGAAATGATAAAGTTGTGTAAGTTCTCAGAGTCGGAATTTTCACGACTCGTTGATTACAACAGCTATAATCACATATGCGATTATAGCTTAACAACCGGAAAATTCAGTGTTATAAAAATTATATACAAATCTGAAAATTACGCAAACCCTGCATATTTGACAACAAAAGATTTGTTGCGATGTTTTAATCGTAGCGACAAAAGCATTGACAGCTTTATAAACGCCATTGCGGATGCCGTTGCAATCTAAGTTTTAAAAAATTCGTTTGACGGATTACTTATTATATAATATAATTATTATACAATAAGTAATCTAAAAAGGAGGAATATATAATGGAATATAAAGAAATTGAGGCAAAAACAAAAGGTGTTGACCTGCCAGCGACAGCAGTCAATGAAGATGGCGATAATGTCATCATTGATTGTATAGACGATTGTTATAGAGTAGCAACACTTCAAAAAAATGGGTGGTGCAAAACAAACATATACCACCCGGACGGGACAATAGAAGAATTATACGACAGATAGGTATGTATAAACAAGTAAATTTACAGATATAGTTTATAATTGAATAAATTAAATTAAAAGGTTAAAGACTCAGAGTTCAAACAAAATGGACTTTGAGTCTTTTTCGATTTTAAAATTCGTTTAGCGGTTGCGAATTGAAACAAAACCGGTACCATATCAAATTTAAATCAAAAAGGAGATAACAAGCTATGAAGTACAAAAATTATGAAGATTACAGAGCAAAAACTCAACAGGAATTTAATAACTTGCCGATTTTCTTTGCGTTCTCTGATGAGCAATTCAAAGAGGCTATGGAAGCAAGAGGACTAAAGGAAACAGATACAGACAAGATAAATAGACTTGGTGACGGCTACGGAGGTTTTTATCTCAAAAGCGATGCCGATATTATCAGAGATTACATAAACAAGCCCGATGAGTTGCCTGACCTTATGAAAGACAAGGATTTTGCTATATCTGCGTTTGAATATGAAATGAGAAATCACGAATACGCCATTAATTGGCAAGGTGCATATGATGTATGTTCTTGCTTCGGTCATTGTAGGTACGGCGAAAATAAAGGCTATACAGACTATTTAAAGGAAATCGGATACTCAGACGATGTTATACAGTGTTACAAGGAAGCAAGGAAAAGATACTATAAGTATTGTGACAAACACGACTTATTTTAATGTCGGGTGTAAACTCAAAAAATTATTTAAAAAAGGGGTTTAAAATTATGTTAGAATTTAAAACGGCTATTGTCAATGAATTAGGTGAAATCATTCAATGGTGTGAAGATTTAACAGATAATGAAATTGACGAAATACTAGTAAACCATCCTGAGTGGCGCATTGCTTGTATAGAATGTTGAAAAAACAGCTTACTAATTAATACAGAGTGACTACACCCCTCAAGGGGTGTAGGTAATGTAGCCGGAGGCGGTCACAAGCCCGCAAAATCTACATAATAAAAAATAATAAAGGTGGAATAAATCGTGAAAAGAAAAGTTATTGTATTATCAATAATAACTGCAATTACAGCAAGCGCATTGTTCGGATGTAGTAACGCAAAAGCGGTAAAATCTACGGAAAAATCGGTCAATGTTGGTTCTTTGGATTATTACAGAGAACTAACAGACGAAATCGGCACTATTGAAATAATTGACAGTTCCGACTTAAACCTTAAAAAATTGGAAAATCGAAAAGGCAAAATCATTATTGAGAAGTGTATCGGAGTTGTAGATAGCTCTAACGGTGACGGAAAAATATTAAATTGTGTTGACTCTGATTGTTATATCTCGTATAAAGATGTAGAAAATTATCAGAAAGGCGATACAATTCTAACTTATTTCGTTTGTAATCCTGATACAAATTATACAGATGATATTTTGCAAAGATTTGATTATGTAATTGACAGAGAAGAAAATTAGTAGAGCAAATATAAAGCTGATGGGCGGAGGTCGGGCAATCTGATTTCCGTTAAAGCTACAAGCCATAAATCCAAAGTAATGGCTATGTTTGCGAAAAAATTAAAAAACAGAGGTGTTATATTATGTCAAGAAACAAAACAGCAGTATATATAAACAAATTCAGAGCTATTGAAGCGCCGAACGGTTATAAATTCGATATAGCAAGTTATCTTTACAACCCATCATACGATTATGATTATCCGTCTTTTGTAAAAATGACAGATGAAACAGAAACAACACAGACCTTCCGCCGTGTATATTATTTTAAACACTGGGATGGTACAGGTGAATATATAGCCGAGGAATACACAAGGGAAAAGAACGGCGGAGACTGGCAGATTGTAAAAAATCGTACTGAAACGGTACTTGAACAGTCAAATCGTTACAATGTCAAAAAACTTTTAACATTTTGTAATTGATTGACTGAACAGCCGATACAATTAATAACTTGATTGATTATGTATGTAATAAAAACGGACTTGAAATAGTAGCCGATATTATTAAACACACTGACAAATTGAGCATAGATAACTTTACATATGTATGCGATTTAATTTTGCTCAAAACTTATTCACTTATAAGTGAGATATAAGGAAAAAGAGGGTACAAGGTTATAAAACTATAATACAGAGCCGTCAAGCCGGCTATAAACAGTCCATTAAGGCTTGAGCGTTCGCCTGCCGTTGTGGTGGGCGAGGTTGGAAACAAACACACAATTCAAATTCAATTCAAATTCAAACAGATTTAATTAGGAGGAATAACAGAATGACAAAAGAAGATAAGATTTTTGATTTACCGTTAAATGTTGATAAAAATTTAAGAGAATATGATATTGAATTACTGAAAGAAATTAAAAAACTATCAAATGTTCCATTGAAAAAATTTGATTCTGTTATGCGAAAAATTATGAGAAAGAAAAGTAGCTGTAAGCTTTGGTTTACGAATATGCCATCAAAAGAATGGGATGGAAAATCATATCGAGAATGTAATTATCGTTGCTGCCCATCTTCACATAAAGCAAGATATTATTTCTGCCTTATATTAAAAAGAACAGAAATTGATATTACGGTGATAGATGGATTTTTAGCAGCAGTGTAAATAAAACTAACATTTCATTGATATTAAGGAGGAATCACTATGAAAATAGAATCTAAAAATAAAATACTTAAATTATACGGTATAATTACAAATTATACCGATATGAATAGAAATGATGATATATCAAATATTGATTGGATTAGTCTAAATGAATCCAATATGCAAATATATACTATATATAAATTTAATATAAAAGAAACTTTTATATTAAAGAAACTTATATATAAATATGTAAATAATTATCAATGTGAATTGAGTAATGATGCCATTACTTATTTGCGTGATTTTATATCCTATCTAAATAAAATAACGGATTATGAATTGGAATTAGAAACGGCGGAATTATTACAAGAGGTGTAAAATATAAAGAAGTGTAAATTATCTCATTGGCGGAGAAGCCGTGATGTCGTGGAAAATTCGGAAACAGCAGAGGATTTAATGAACGGATTAAATAAATTAAATCTATTTGAGAAATTCTCTATTGACCGTGTAACAAAAAATTATGTAAGACTTAAAAGCATTGACTATTTTGGAAATGTTCTTTGGAAATGTTCATTATTTCAAAGCATATTTTTAACAAAATGTACCATCAGAAATATATTACAGAGCAGGAGGAAATTATTATGGATGAAATTAAACAGTATGTAGAAAACGCTATTACAGACGGCAGAGAGGTTACAAAGCACTATGCTAACAGATGTGACTATATCTTTATTAAAGAGGATGACGGTTGGATTAGCATTATAGATATAACATACGGTATATATAGCACTGTCATTCAGGCAAAGGATATGAAACACGCTTTAGAATTTATCGCATTAAGAGAGCCGTTAACTGTTCCGGTAACGATTTTGTAAAATATATATAAGGATGTTTGGGAGAATATTCTTAAAGGGACATCTTGTCCCTTTAAGAATTAATACCGCTTTAAAGTGTTAAACAAAAGTATCTAAAGGGACAAATTGTCCTTTTAGTAAACACCCGATAAATACTACATAATTTGGCGATATTCATCCTTAATTGAATATAATGCCCTAAAAACACATATAAAATACATATCAATTAAAAGTTAAAAAGGAAGTCATATGGAAATGGAAAAATGCACATTAAGTAAATTTGAAAATATTGAAATTAAAAACGATACAAGAATTGTAAAAGATGACCTTGCATTTTGTGAATCTAACCAAAGATTATATCTTAAAGTTCTCAAAAATTATCAAAATATTTATGGCGACTTGCTAAAGGTACTGCAAAAAGAACAATCACAATTTGAAAAAATTGAGATGGAAAATACTTTTACTAAAAACGGATATTCTTATAAAAAATACGATTATCATTTTTTATCAATAAATAAAGAAGATTTTGCAGAAATAATATCTGGAGTTCACAAAATTTTTATCACAACTATTGTTGATTATTTTATTGAAAAATACGGCGTAGAATTAAATGTAAAATCTGTTGACGAAATACTCGGAATTGAAAAGCCAAAGCAAGTTGATGGTAATTATTGGGGCTATCGCAACCTAACCAATGAAGAAATTGATAAAATCAAAGAAAGAAACAGAGAATATGAAAAATCTCTGGATAAATACAGAGATAAAGTTATTACAGCAAAAATTGATTTTAATACTATCATTGATGATATTTTCGTCCAATTAGACGGATATTCTTTTGTTGACAAAGTTAAGAAAGAAATCATTGATTCTTGCAAGTCTGTTTGTTTTAATCAATATAGAAAATATGGTTATGCTGAATTAAAAAAGAATAAAATTTCAATCGAAACAGGTTTTGATAGTTATTTTAGCAGTATATGGAAAAAATATGAAGCAAGCACAGATAATTCAGCATTTAGGGCAATAATGAGAGCCTTATCATTCTTTGATAGCGGAGAAAATAACATTTCCATTTATGATAGCTGGTATTACTCATTCATTTATTACAATAAACAAGAAACAGATGGTATTTACGGCTTGCATTCCGCATACGGAAATAAGGTTGAATCATTCAAATTTTATAAAAACGGAAAGTGGGAAGTAAAGTTTATTTCAGAGGAAGAAGCACAGAAATTCTTCGATATGTACTGCAAATTGGAGGCTTAATAATATGAATTTATTAGATAAATTTACAGATATAAAAGTAGATAATTCAAAGAGATTACCGGCGGAAGATATGGAACATTGTAAGATTGAAGAAGAAATGTTTTTGAATGCGTACAACGCATATTCAACGGCTTATAACAGTGTCAAAAATGCTTTTGATAGGCAAAATCAATTTGATGGCGGAAAATATAGCGGCTTTATCTGGGAATATTGCGATTGTGGAATAAATGATTTAAGAAATAAACTAATATCTTTGAAGTCATCCTTTATAAGTAAAATTGTCGGATATTTTAATCGAAAATATCACTTGAATTTGTCCTGCAATAACAAATTTGATGGAACTACATATCATAAAGATTTAAGTTTAGATGTTATCACAATAGAGGAAGTTTTGGATGAATATATTTTCGGAAGATTAGAAGGATTGACATTTACAGAATGTGCAATTAAACAAGCTATGGAGAAGAACGACATCAAACGGCAAGAATGGAATAAATGGTGTGAAAAATGGAATTATTCAGTTAAAGGAAGAGCTATTAAATTCCAATACTCAATCACAGACCAAAAACCGCTTCTTTACTTCTACGATAACAACGAAACAGAAGTATGTTCGACATTAAAACATAATAAGATAGATTCTATTCAAGAATTTAAGAATGGAAGTGTATCAGTTAAGTTTTTGTCTGATGAATTTGCATTAGAATTTGCAAAGAAATATCTTGGATATATTGAAATGACCGATGAAGAAATAGAAAAACTGAAAGCAGGAAATTAAAATGAAATATATTGTTGAAAATTTGATAATTCCACAAGATAAACGGGCAGAGATTAACAACAAAATTCTTTATTTGATTGACAACGGAATAGCGGAAGAAAACGGAATAACTGCAACTGACATAGCAAGCTCATACACCGGAAACGGTGGATTAAGTGGAGAAAAATTTTCAAACTATGAAAATTATTATGATTATTCAGAAGCCAAAAAAGAATTTGAACAAGGACAGTTTTTTACACCGTATGCCATTACCGATTTTGTAATACAATGTTTGAAGCCGGACAAATTCGATATAATTATGGATTTAACTTGTGGTCACGGAGCTTTTGCAAATTCCGTTCCCCAGGAAAGTAATTTCTTTGGTTGTGAAATTGATATGAAATCTTATAAGGTTGCAAAATATTTATACCCAAAAGCAAATATCCAGTGTTCAGATATAAGAGTATATAATCCTGAAATAAGAGCAGATGTCATTGTCGGAAATCCACCATTTAATTTGAAGTGGCAAATCGGAGATACGACTTATGTATCACAACTATACTACACAATTAAAGCATCGGAGAATATTAAACCGGGTGGTTTAATGGCTCTGGTAGTTCCATCAAGTTTTCTGGCGGATGATTTTTCCGATAGAGGAATGATAGAAGAGGTTTCAAAAGAATGGAATCTATTATGTCAGTTTGACATTCCTTCAGATACATTCAAAAATCTCGGCGTTACTAATTTTTCTACTAAAATTATGTTTTTTCAAAAGAAAAGCGAACATATTTTAGATGTAAAATTTAGCACGAAAAAAATTGTAATTGATTGTCTTAATATAGAATCTTCAAATTTCATTTATGAAAATTATATAAAGCCTGTAATCACTTTAAGAAATGAGTTGAAAAATCGGTTGTTTTTTGAAAATTTACACGATGGCAAGACTCAAGAACAAAAACAATTTGAATATAAAGTTAAAAAAATGATGTTTGATATTAAGAGAAATCCTGCTTTACAGGATAAATATGCAAAATGCAGCGAGTATCTTTACAAATACCAAACACAGAAAATGCCAGAAGGAATGAAGTATGAAGAATGGGAAAAGAAGAAAATCACGCCTAATAAGGTACTTGCTTATTTAAGAAAAGTTATCAAATCTGAACATAAAATCGAAATTGATAAGATTGAATTAGTAAAAACTGATTATGGCTTAAAGTTAAAACCATATAGCCGTAAAATGAAAATCTTATTGAATAAACAATATGGAGATTTTGGAAAATTTGTATCTATTAACGATATTGTTTCAGGTCAATGTTCATATCAATTTGAAAACAAAAAGTATGAAAAACTTATTGATAAGAAAATTAAAGATTTTCAAAGTAATGAAGTATCATTTAAGGATATGGAACAAAATTCTGATATAATGAAATTTCTTGATAATTTTTCTATCCACGATTATAACAAAAATGAAACTTATAAGTTGACGGAAAAGCAAAAAGAAGATATAAATAAACTTTTGCAAAAAAGATATGTTTTCTTGCAGTGGGAACAGGGTAGCGGAAAAACTTTTGCCGGCATAGCTCAAATGGATTATAGATTCCAACACAACAATATCAGAAATGCTTTTGTAGTCTCTACTGCTATTGCGATAAATAACAACTGGCAAGATTGCCTTGAGGCTTACCATTATGACTATATAAGAATCAATAGTTATTCGGATATTCAGAAAATTAAAAAAGGACAAATTGTTTTAATTACTCTTGATATACTCAATACTTTACAAAAACATATTAAGAAATTTGTTAAAATGCAATCTCAAAAAGTTATGCTTGTAATGGATGAAAGCGATAGCATATCAAATCAAAATAGTAAGAGAACAAAAGCAGTATTAAGTTGTTTTAGAAAAATTAAATACAAAGTATGTATGACCGGAACAAGCACACGAAACAATATTTGTGAAATTTACCCTCAACTTGAATTGCTTTACAATAATAGCGTTAATATGTTGTGTGAATGTGAAACTGTTTATGTTGTGGATAAAAATAAGGATTCTGAAACCAAAGGCGAAATTATTTCCGATTTTAATGAACAATATAATAATCCATTCCCAGCATATAAGAAAGGATATTCATTATTCAGCAAATGTTTTCTGCCAGATAAAATCACTGTATTTGGAGTTGTTAAAAAGACACAAGATATATATAATTCAGAAGCATTGAAAAGGTTGCTTGACAAAACAGTAATCACAAGGAAATTTGAAGAAGTCACAGGCAAGAAAATTTACGAAATTAAAAATGTCACTTGTAAATTCACACCGGAAGAAGAAGCACTATATTCAATAGCAATAGAGGAATTTTATAAAATGCAATATCTATTTAAGACAACAGGAAACAGCAGAAAAGATGCTATGTTGAGAATCTTAAATCAATTAACTCTTTTGCTTAAAATATGTGCTTATCCTCACACATTCAAAGAATATTCTTCAACTGAATTGTCGAGTAAATATAAAAAAGTATTTGAGATGATTGAAAAGTGGAATAATGAAAGAATTGTAATAGGTGTTCGCCACGTTGACAATGTTTATTCTTATGCCACAGCAATTAAGGAATTATATCCGAATAGACCATTGTTTGTTATTACCGGAAATAACACGACATTAAAGAAAAGAATATCAATTTGTAATGAACTGAAAAAAACAAGAAATGGTATTTTAATTTGCACACAGCAATCATTATCGTGCAGTATGAATATTGACTTTGTAAATAAGTGTATTATTCCAGAATTGCACTGGAATAATGCAAGTATGAGTCAGTTTTATTTTCGATTTATCAGATTCACTTCTACGGAATGGAAGAAAATATATTTTGTAACTTATGAAAACAGTATAGAAGGAAATCTGTTAAAAATGATTCTGTGTAAAGAAAAATTGAACCTTTTTATGAAAGATGAAAAAGTCGAAGATGATGACCTATATAACAAGTTTGGGATTAACGAAATGATGCTAAAGGCGTTAATGACAAAAGAAAAGGATGAGAAAGGCAATATTAAAATCTTATGGGGTCATCAAAAAATCACAAACGATTAACTAAAAGTAAAAAAGAGAGGTATAAATAAATGAAAGATAATAAATTTACAAAGAGAATGAATGACAAAGGGAAATTGGCTTGGCAATAAATCTTTAAAGGAACATTATGTTCCTTTAAAAAATAGGCATAAATATCTAATTGGACAACTTGTCCAATTAGAAGCATAACAAACGCAAATCTTTAACTGAACAATATGTCCAATTAGAAAATACATATCAATCAAAAAGTCAATCAGAAAGGAAGTTATATGGTAATGGAAAACACATTACAGACAATTCAGCAGAAAGAATTGTTGCTGACTGAAACAAAACAAAAGGAATTAAGAGAGCAGTATATAGACCGTGTGGATGTCTTAGAAAAGGTTAAAAGCCTTATTATGCTGCCTGATGTTGAGCTTATGACGGTTGCTCAAGTTGCGGATTTTTACGAGGTTGATGTAGATACTGTTCAAAGAGTTTATCAAAGGAGCAAAAAGGAAATAGACGAAGATGGCGTTGTTAGTTTAACGGGTAAATTCTTAATTGAACAAAATGTTCAATTAAGAAATCGCAATCAAATGAATGGTAAATGCGAGGTTGAATTTAACGACGGCACAAAAATCGTTTTACCAAACAGAGGTATTAAAGCCTTTTCAAAACGAGCCGTATTAAGAATAGGTATGTTGCTCCGAGACAGCAAGGTTGCAAAGGAAGTCAGAACACAACTTCTGAACACCTTTGAGGAAGCACCTGCCGAGGCTAAAACAGTGAATATCAATGCGGAATTGGATATACAAGCGAAAATCGGTCAAGCGTTTCTGTCAGGTGATATTATGCAGATTGCAGAAGCTGTTACAGAGGGAATGGCTTACAAGAATAGGCATATTGCCAAACTTGAAAGTCAGAATGATGATTTAAAACTTGTAAATGGTACATTGACAGACAAAACACTATATTGGGCAGACAGAGCCTGTCTGAATAAAGCAATCCGTACTATGGCTAATGTCAGAGGTGTTCCAATAGGTCAGGTATGGAAAGAATTGTACGATGAGTTATTATACGGTTATCATATCAACCTTAAAGCAAGAGGTGGCAAGCCGTATATTGCACATATCAGAAAAGAAGAATGGGCAAATGTGGTTAAGGTATTTACCGCTATGTGTGAGAAAAGATACCTTGATACTGCCGATATATTGAGAAAAGCAAAGATAAAAACAGAGAATAAATCAAAGGGCGGAAAGGAAGATTGATGATGAGCTATCCTATTATATTTCAAACTAAAGTTGTTAAAATCAATGATAATGAAATTATCCATTTCAATAGAGTTGGTTGTAATAATGATGATGAAGGCAGAGTGGCGAATGTATACGAAGCAAAAATCCGTACTATTGAAGATTTCAAGCGTATGGCTGAAGGATTTATTATAAATTCAAAACCTTATAAGGAAACAGGGGTATTTGAGCTCAAGGTTGGTAGTAAATGGTGTTCTTTCTATGATTATGGAATGTATTTATTAAGAGCACTAAAAAGGGCTGATAATTTGGAAACATTCAAAAATAATTATGCCTTTAGAGCTACCGTTATAAAAGGTATTGAGGTTACAGATATTGATAATGGTATTCATAAAGTGTTCTCAATCATAGAACATCCTGATATATTCTTTGAAATCGCTGATATATTCTCTGAAATTGGTATCGGTAATGCTACTTGTCGCACAGTAGTTGATTATATTTACAATATTAAAGATTTTATTGATTTAATTAAAGAGGGATTCCCTACTAAATGCTACATCAAAAAGAATGAAAAGGAGAAGTTATGAACAATACATATAGAATAAAAGCTCATAAACAGCGGCAAAAGGCTGTCAGAGCCGAGATAATTATAACTGTTATTGCATTTGCTGTTATGGCTGTTGTAGGCTATAATGCTATTTTCTGCGGTTGTAAATGGCTATGCTCAATAGTGTGAATATAGTTTATGCAACAAAATGCATAAACTTGCAAAAATCAGTTAAAAATGCAGGATAAAGCATAAAGATATACATATAGTGAACTACCCACCACCTAAAGGTAGTGGGTTTTCTGGCTGAATATTTATAAACTTGCAAAATTTCAGCATTTTTGCAAGTTGGATTGGGGATTGAAATATGAGATATAAATTACTTAGAACGATAAACAATGAGCCTGAAACATTCGGTGTGTACGATACATTTTCTCAAGCGTATGGGGAAATGGAAAGAGATTATTATAATTATATGTCTGACTGTAAAATCATACATTACAATGAAATTTGCGCCAATGAGGCTGTTGTAGTTGATAACGAAGATGAGTGCCATTGGCTGATTATAGAGGAAAGAGAGGAATATAATGTCTGAATATATTATTGAACATTTTACTGCAAATGTAAATTATAGAGAACAGTGTATGAGAGATTGGTATTCAATGTCAATCTCTGAAAGAGCCGTATATGATGATAACTTTAATGTGTATATGGCTGAAAGGTTATTAAAGTGAGTGATTTGTTTGCTGTCTATGGGTGTAGTAATCAAACCGAGAATATAACATTGTATGGGTTGTTTGACAATTATCCACAGGCAGTAAAACAAATAAACATACTATTACCTATGATTAGAAATGGGCAGATAGCAGATAGACAAAAAGACACCATAGAATATTTAAATTTACTACAAAATTCAAAAATAATTGGTAGTTTTTGGTAATATAATTGCAATTATTTTTAAACTATGATAAGATTAATAAAAAGAGAAAGTTTTGGAACATAAAAAAATAATGATGTAAGGAGTGTTATTAATGGGAATGGATAAATTCAGTCCAAAAGAATTAAGAAAGAGGTATAGCGTTCAAATTCCGTCAGGAGGATTTGACTTGCCAAATGGTAGAAGTATAGATTTTTATACATTACCAGAGGAAGAAATGAAATTAGTATTAAGAGAATTAGGTTGGTTTGATGAGCCATACATTATGATTTATGTAACCGCAGAAGTAAATATTGAAAATGGGATTGATAGATTTAAGGCTGGTTATTCTTCTGTAAAAAGGAAGAATTTTAAATTATCGCAAGTAACTTGGAATGGCGGCTATCCTTATATTAGGAGAGGCGGATGTAAACTTTATATTGATAAATGTAAAACATACAAAGTTGAGAACCGTTAAGAACATTTATAGGAGTGGGTAGCTTTATGAAAAAAATCAAACAAATTAATAATTTTGTTATTAAGCAGGATACAGCACGACAAATTTCATACTTTGGTAACATAATGGATAATCCTAATTATTTAAAATGTTCCGTGTTTAGTTTTGACGGGAGATGCTTAGAGGATAGACTTACTCTTGAACAGGCAGAAAATTTTTGTAATGCAAATAAAGATTCTATGTGAGATAGGTCTGTCACAATTCCATTGGTTTTAGATAATGGGATAATGGGTAGTTTACACTCAAGGAACACCTTAATAGCAAACAAGTATATAATAGAAAAGAGGCATCATCTCGACCTTCCACAATCCTGATGATACCTCATAACACAAACACAAGCCACTCCGTTCGGAGAGGGTTGGCGTTAGCCTGCCCTGTTTGGTAGTGTTCAATACATATAATAGCAAAAATTGACAGATTTGTCAATGATGTTTTAGCTGAAAGGATTTGAGAAAATGATTAGTTTTTTATGCGTATTATGGTTGCTTTACCATATAATTGCAGAACAATGCTGTATATGGCGTGCGCAGCATCAAGGTTACAAAGAAAAGAAGAAACAAGAAGAATACAATAGACTTCAATGGGAAAGAAACAAGCAAAAAGTATTGTCAGACAAATTAACTTGTGAAAATTCTGCCATTGATAATTAATTAAAGAATGTATATAATAGTATAGTCGAACAGATGTTCTATTATTAAAAGAAAGGATGGAAATTAATAATGAATAAAGAAATTGAAAGCAAAATAAGAGAATGCTGTACATTTTTGATTGAGCAAGAGAACGGATTAGCTTTTGTAAGAAGTATATTTTACCCGCCTGTAATTTTTGGCGATATATTAGATTTTACGAAAGGTGGAGACTTTCCTATTGATATGAGCATATCTGATGTGTTGGGTTATAGGTATATAATAACAGAACTCGCAAAAGTAAGACCGATAACAGAATCAACTGATTATTTCAACAAGCATATAGTTGAATACATATTTAATGCAAAGTCGGCTGTTACAGGAGAGAAAGCTATAATCAAAGGTTATGTAGCTGATAGTGAACATAATGCTAAAATATGGAGTGGTGGTTTTATATACAAAGGTAAATTTCACGAGGGTGATTGGGGATTGCCGGCAAAGATTTTTAAGATTGCTGATAAAATAAGAAAAAAGAGAGGGCTTAAAAGAAAATTTTTAAATTTTTGAAAAAAACTATTGACAAATGAAATTACATAATGTATTATAGTGGTACAGAAAATAATTAAGGTTTTAAAAAATATTTCGCTTTTTACAAAATAAAATGCGATTTACCTATAATTATATTTCTGAAAAATGATTTAGAAAGAAATTCAGAAAATTAAATAAGAACATCAAACGGAAGGAGAATGAAAATGAGAGTCAATAATAATTGCACAGAGGAAATCAAATGTGGAGATGTATTTTTTGCAGATTTGTCTGGCGAAGGCTCTCTTCAAACAGGTTTAAGACCTGTTATTGTGGTTAGTAATGATACAGGTAATTATTTTAGTTCAGTTGTAACAGTAGTCCCTCTGACTTCAAAAAAGAAAAAAGAATTACCCACACACACAACTTTACATCCTAATGCTATAAATGGATTAAATAAAATTTCAATCGCTTTAGCTGAACAGATAACTACTATACCGCAAGATTATCTTGTAAGGAAGATAGGTTGTCTTAATAATAAAGAGATTAATAATGTTAGATTTGCAGTATTAAATATGCTTAGTATGAGTTGTTTGGCAAAAGTAGTATATGATAAAAAGAAAACTAATTTGGTTGCTAAAGCAGTGTAAAACAATTGATAGAATTTGATGTCAGCCGTTGACAAATTAAGTTACATATTGATATAATAAAAGAAATATGTAATTAAAACAACAGAAAAGAGGTTTTATGTTAATGGCTATATCAGAGCAGCATATTGATATTATAAGAGAAGATATTACTGACGATGATAAGAAACTTTCTGCAATAAATACCACTGTAAAATCAGCTCATCAAAAATATCTTATGACTCTTAAAATGAGAGAACTGTCAAAGGAAGAAAAACGCATAGGTAAAAGTTGTCTTAAATGGAGTGACAGTGAACTTTTTGATTTTATATCAAAAAGTCCTTATTCAGAGGATATGAATTTATTTAGAGTAGTCTTACGAGAGTATTTTCAAACTAACAACCAAAAATTTCCTGTTATAATAGATAAAGTTGATTTTTTAAATGTCATACCGGATTGTGTCAATGATATGAAATGGGATAAACACAGCATTATAAATGTCAATAAAAATCTCTTTGATAATATGGCAAGGAATAGAGAGGAAGCCTTTGAAATATATAGTTTGTTTTTAGCATACTCATTATTATGTTATTACAACGCTAAAATCAAGGCTGATGATATTTTTGAATGCCAAATACAAAAAAGTGGAGATAAGTATTATCTTTCGTCATATGGAGTGACTTTTTCAGTTGATGAAAAGACAAAGAATTTTTTTAAAGCGGTTGCAATGACAGCTCAAAGAAATAATTATTCCTTTAAAAGTTATAGAGATTGTTGGAGTCATAAAAGACAGGGAGATGACCGTTTTAAATCGTTTTCCATATATGCGATTAGATGGTCGGGCATATATCGAAGGATGTATGAATATGACTTAAAAAATGATGGTATTATCTCGGCAGGGTTTATTCAAAGAAAGCTGTTAATTCAGTTTGGGCATCCAAAAATAAGGAATAATGATGATTTTCAAAAAGCAATTAGACGATATAATCAATGGCGAAAAACTTTTGGTCTAAACTTTTGACCTATAAATTAATTCTGGCTATGTGCTGTAATAGTGCATAGCCAAATAATAACAAAGGAAAAATGTAAAAAGCGAACTTATAGTGAACTACCCACCACCTAAAGGTAGTGGGCTTCTGTTAAATGGTTCACCAGACTAAGTATTCAGAAATGAATACTACGATATTTAGGTTATGATACCTTCGGTTGACGCAACAGACCGTTGCTCTATCGTACATATTTAAGTTAGGTCAGAATAAGAACAGCCTTGTGATATGTATGCAAAAAGCCTTTATATCATTGTCGAGTTGAAGTCGGAACAGTTGTATGGTAATAGTGCAACAGAGTACGCATTACCTACCATTTGGTAGAGTATTTATAAGGAGAAACTTATTTATGGTTTATGTAATTTCTCAAGATAGCAAACCACTTATGCCGTGTAGTAATGTAATTGCAAGGTTATTACTCAAGCAAGGTAAAGCAAAAGTTAAAAGGCGTGAACCATTCACGATTAAATTAACTTGTGAAACAACTAATTACACACAAGACTTAACTCTTGGTGTAGATACTGGAAGTGGAACTATTGGCACTGCTGTAAGTAAAAATAATGGTGATATTGTTTATATGGCGGAAGTTGTTGTAAGAAACGACATTACTGACAAAATGGCACAAAGAGCAAAGTATCGTAGAAACAGACGAAATCGTAAAACTCGTTATAGAAAAGCAAGATGGTTAAATCGTGCAAATTCTATTAGAAATGATAGATTTAGTCCTACAATGCAGAGCAAACTTCATAGTCATATAAAAGAAATAGAATATATTAAATCTATTTTACCAGTTACAGAAATGGTATTTGAAACAGGTCAGTTTGATACTCATCTTATGAAAAATCCAAGTCTTATAAATCCTAAAGTTAAACATTGGGGTTATCAAAAAGGTACTAATTATGGGTTTGAGAATACCAAAGCCTTCGTTCTCAATAGAGATAACTATACTTGTCAATATTGTAAAGGCAAGCATAAGGATAGCAAATTAGAAGTTCATCATATTGTATTTCGTAGTCAAGGTGGTTCTGACGAAGAAAGTAATTTAATTACTTTATGTCACACCTGTCATAAAGATTTACATAGTGGGAAGATTAACACTAAACTAAGCGGTAAAATTAAAGGCAACCTTAAATATGCTACGCAAATGAATTCTATCCGCAAGCAGCTTTTCAGATTATATCCAAATGCCATTGAAACTTTTGGATATGTGACAAAGGCTAATCGTTTGCATTTAGGGGTAGACAAAGAACATTATTATGACGCTTGTACTATAGCAACACAAGGAAATGCTTTTAATGTAAAAAGTAATCTTTACAAAAAGAAATGTGTTTCTGATGGTGATTTTCAACAGACGAAAGGAATTCGTTCAGAACAGCCTATTGTTACAGATAAGATTTGTGGTTTTAGAAAATATGACAAAGTAAAATACTTTGGCAGGGAATACTTTATCAAAGGAAGAATGTCTACAGGATATGCTATTCTGATGAATATTAACGGTGAAAAAGCTGATTTTAGTTATTTGCCAAGAGGGTTTAAAACGCCAAAGTTAAGTAACTGTAAACGAATCACTGCAAGAACATCACAAATGGTACAGGCAGTGGCAATTTAACGCCATTCATCCCATCACCTAAAGGTAATGGGCTTTCTGGCTGAATATTTATAAATAAGAACTGAAAAACATTAAAAAATAACTAAGCATATTGGGAGTGTGTGTATGAGCCAGCAGTTAGCTATTACAGGTTTTTTTGAAAGTAATAAATTAAATACTGAATCACAAAATCAAAGTCCTGTTAGTAATAATATTATAAGTCTTGAGGATTTCATAACAAAAACAAGTACGACTAAGAATACTGATAATAATTCTTTTAAAGTCAAGGTTCAAATTGTTGCTGATGATTATATTAAAACAGTTGAAACAAAGCATAACCCCACTGATGCTTTTAGTGTCGAGGAAGTTAAGCTATTACTTGACTATCTATATTCTCAAAATGGTAAATATCCGATTAATGATATTCGCAACCTTGCTTATATTACATTGAGCGTAAATGTAGCCCGTAGAGTTGGTGATATTCTTAATTTAAGGATTGGTGATGTAGTTAATATCAAAAATGGTGTAATTGAAATTGCCGACCACCTTTGTTTAAAAGAACAAAAGACTGATAAATATGCTCGTGTGAAGATTAATTCATATGCAAGAGAAGCCTTAAAATTCTATCTTGAAAAACTTGGACAGTATAACCTTGCAAAGTGTTTACCGGCAAGCAAATTGTCCGATTGGCTGTTTCCTCAATGTTATAACAGAGAAAAGCCAACTACACCTGATAGTATGCGTAAAATGATTAAAAGGCTTATAGATAAAATAAGGGTAGTTAATAAAGGCTTTGTTGACCGTATAAATGAAAATTGTCCAGAATTATTTAACAAGCATTATGGTACTCATTCATTGAGAAAGACTATTGCAAGAAATGTTATTGATAATTCAAATGATGTTAAAGATATTCAACTTACAACTGAATTTTTAGGACATTCAAGTCAAAAGATTACTTCTACTTATTTAAATATTCAAAGGGAAGAGCTTGATGACTATGCTGAAAAATTTGGTATTGGAATTAGTTTAGAATAAAAAACAAACAGAATATATAATATGAAAATCAACTGTAAATTTTCGGAAGTCTTTTGTTGCAGATTATATATATAGAGTGATAGTTCAAAGGTAGAACGACCGACTTATAATCGGTTAATGTGTGGTTTAAGTCCAACTCGCTCTACCAAATATATGGAGCTATGGTGTAATGGTTAGCATAGCAGACTTTGACTCTGTTGATTAAGGTTCAAATCCTTATAGCTCTGCCAATAACAAGACAAGTATAACTATATTATAGAATTATAGATTATGCTTAAATAACACCTCCTTTTAAAATAAAATAGACACATAACGGATAAGTGTCGCTATAAAGAATTGCTTTATGGTTGCCTTATAAGCTGAATCCGTTATTGACAAAAGAAAGGTTATTAATGTAAGAATTGATAACGGTTGGCGGTGGGTTTATATATATTATTTAAAGAAAGGAAATTTTTTATGAATAAACTTATATTAACATTAAAGCGATTAAGAGTTGGAATTTCATTTGTAAGTGTTATTGTTACAGTTGTATTGTTCTTTATTTGCAGAGAACAAGCGGTATCTTGGAGAGGAAATGAAACGGTTGGTGGAGAATGTATGCTATTATTTATTCCACTTATTACAGATATTGTGTACATAAATATTAGAGATATTATCTTGGAACATTACAGAATGAATGTGCCTATATTAAAAAGAAAAGTGCCTAAACCAACTATTAAAATTGATAAAATATTATCGGTGAAAAGAAAGGATTTTACATAATGATAGATTGTTCAAGAACTGAAAATTACTTTAAAGAAAAGGCAAGAATGACAAAAAACGAAAGTATGGAGTATGCAAACTTAAATGTACAGATTGCCCTTTGTTCATTACGAATAATGGTATAGGTGATTCATGTACAAATCTTGAGATACATTATCCCAAAAAAACAGTTGAAATCATACAAAAGTGGAGTGATGAACATCCACCGAAAACATATTTGAGTGAGTTCTTAAAGAATTACCCAAATGCTAAACTTAGAGCAGACAGAACACCTCAAGGTGCATGCTTGTATGATTTAGGACTGATAAGCAAAGATGATTGCAGAAAAAAACCTAATTGCATTGAATGTCGGAATCAGCCGATTGAGGAGAGTGAAAGTGAATGAAACTTAGACAGGAAATTAATAACACTCGTGACACGACTGACGGTGAACTCAATCGCATTATGGTTACGGACGATATAGAAGAGATAAGAGGGTTGACATATTATTTATTTCTCAATATAAATGACCTTATCTGCAAAAATCAACAAAGAATTGTTAAATCGTTGAGAGGTGAAGAAAATGACTAAAACCTTTTGCAACAAGTGCGGATTGCAATACTCAAGTTATTGCGTTGATTGCGTATATGTAAAAACAGGACTTAACTTAAACGATGAAGAATATCATGAGATTTTGAAATTAAGGAGTGAGCAAGAATGAAAGCCCATATAACTAAAGAACCTGCTGACATATGTGAGTATTATACGCAAGATTGTAATATATCTTTTCTTGCTACCGTTACATAAATGAGAACAGGCAAAATGACAAATTTTGAAAAGATAAAGCAGATGAGCGTTGAGGATATGGCGGAAATGTTGTTTGATGAAAGTGAAAAACATTTTACATACTGCAACCATTGTCCATATCAAAGTTTTTATGCACCGCATTGTACATCTAGCAACCTTCGAACAGATTGCATATACGCAATCAAAAAATGGCTTGAAAGTGAGGTAGAAGAATGACAACTGAAAAAATTAAGCAAATGTGCGAAAAAGGATTTGCTACACATAAAGCAACGCTTATTCAAAACACTGACCGTTACCTTATTATTGATTGGCGAAGGACTGACGGAAGTGGTGAATATTATGTGAATTACATAGTAGATAAGAAAAGAGGTAGCTTAATTGTCAGCGGCGATTTGGGTGATAGTATAGCTACTTGGTATAACCATATTAATCCGTCAGACCTAAAAGATTGGGTAAAAAATGATATTGGCTATTACATAAGTAAAGTTCAATGTTCTTCGCCTTTGTACTATTACGAAAGTGATAACATTGTTGCTGATATAAAAGAAAAATTAAAAGACATTGATGTTGATGATTTAATATCGACATATAACGAATATAACTATTGTTGTGTACGCACCGAGGAAGAACTTTGGGATAGACTTGACGGTGATGTATCAACTTGTATCTACACTGAATCTTTTATTCCTGCTAAAGGGACTAAGGATTTTTGTGAAGAACTTGATTCAGATTATTGGGAGTGGATTTATGATTGCGGTAAGCGGATACATCCTCGTGTTTATTTATGGGCAGATGGCTTTTATAGAGCGTATAAACAGATTGAAGGAGTGATTTAAAGAAATTCGGAAATTCCGAATAATCTATAAGCAACAATAAAGGAGAAATAAAGAAACAATAAAGGAGAAATAAAAATGTCAGAAAAAATGATAAAAGGATACAAAGGTTTCAACAAAGGATTAATATGCAGAGACAAGCAGTATGCCGAAAACACTGTGTTTAACGAGGATAAGGCTACTTTATGTGAAAGTGGTATGCACTTCTGCAAAAATCCGTTAAATGTATTGAATTATTATTCGTACTATAATTCAGAAATAAAAAGTTTTTCAGAGTATGCAGAAGTTGAAGCACCAGAAGATGTTACAGAGAGTAAAGGTGATAAATCTGTTACAAAACAACTTAAAATTGGTAGTAAGATTTCTTTTGATGAATTAATTAAAGCAGGTGTTGAGTTTAATTTGTCAAAAGAGAAATTTGATAAAGAAAAGTCTGTTGCTACGGGCAAATACAGTGGAGCAAGTGCTACAGGTGACTATAGCGGAGCAAGTGCTGTTGGTAGATACAGTGGAGCAAGTGCTACAGGTGACTATAGCGGAGCAAGCACTGTTGGTAGATACAGTGGAGCAAGTGCTACAGGTGACTATAGCGGAGCAAGCACTGTTGGTGGATGCAGTGGAGCAAGTGCTACAGGTGACTATAGCGGAGCAAGCACTGTTGGTGGATGCAGTGGAGCAAGTGCTACAGGTGACTATAGCGGAGCAAGCACTGTTGGTTGGCGCAGCGGAGCAATGGTTGTTGGCGATTACAGTGGAGCAATGGTTGTTGGCGATTGCAGTGGTGCAAGTGCTACGGGCAGACGCAGTGGAGCAATGGTTGTTGGCGATTGCAGTGGTGCAAGTGCTACGGGCAGACGCAGTGGAGCAATGGTTGTTGGCGATGATTCCCAAGCAATGTGTAAAAACAACAGTGTTGCTGTGGCTATTGGTAGAAATTCTATGGCTAAAGGTGACATTGGTTGTTATATTGTTCTGACTGAGGTTAAGTGGGATTTTGAAACAGATACGAATAAAATCATTGATTGCAAATGCTTTAAGGTTGACGGAGAGATTATTAAGGCTGATACTTTTTATAAATTGGTTGACGGTAAGCCTGTTGTGGCGGAGTAAAATGTGTACTGTTTATGTGTATTTTTACTCACTAAATATATCATTAAGATTTTAAAATGAGAAGGTAAAAGATAAATGTCAATGTAGACTCATTTGCAAGGTGTGATTGGAGTTCGACCAATGTGTAGGACGGACATTGAGAGTAGGTACATCATAAGTAATTTATAGGTTTTTGCTAATGCAAATAAAAGAAACTATAAAAAGTTTTAAAGATGATTTAAAGCGAGATTCTATACTCTTAGCGAGTCAAATAATAAAGGTAAGCCGTTGAGTTTCGGAAACCATTTAGGAACGGAATAATATTAACAATGAAAGGTGGTGAGATAAATTTCAGAGAACTTAAACAACAAAGCAGTTGAAGAAATAATGGAATCACTCCCAGAAAAGATAAGAGAAACTGTAAAGAATGTGTATAATACAGCTTACAGAAAAGGTTTAGCAGTTGGTGCATATTCTATTTCAACTATCGTTCTTCAAAAATTGAGAGAAAATAAAAATCCTGCTTTGGCAAAAGCTAATGCTATTAAATTTCTTATGAATAATAAAAATATAGCAAATTATGAGAAAAACAACAAAGAAAACAAAATTGAGACAGAGAAAGGATAATAAAATTGAGAGATTTTACTATTGAGAAAGAGTCAACCTGTAATGGTTGTGCAAATTTGGATTTTAAGTACAAGCAATGTAGGGCATTGAAAGAAAAACATCGTTTATATGATAAGAACGGTAAAGAAGTATGTACATATGATGTTTTTAGAAATCTTAATTGTTTAACTGTACCATCTATGAAAAATGATGGTGAATTTATTACAGTATTAAAAGATAAAAACTGTAAGGGCTATGTACCGAGAAAGAATAAGAAAGTAAAGAATGGCGAAAACAAGAAAGGTGGATGTGTAGTTGAGTAATAATAAAGGTTTGGGTTTGAGACAGACAAAAGGTTATTTTCAGGTAAAAGGCAAGGTAACAGGTGTTGAAAAGGAAAATTTCTATACAGAAGGTGAAGCACGAAACGGAAAAGACTACCGCAGAATTAATTTTGGAGTAGAGTATCAGCCTGATTGCTCGGTGTATGTACAGCAGTTCGGTATGCCACAGGACTATGTTTATTATTCTAAGCAAGAAATAACAGGTAATAAAAAAACAAAAGCAACTGAAAAGGTTAATTGGAGTGATAGATTTAAGTCTCCGGGTGAAAATTATAGACTTGTTGGTATTAATTGTGGAGTAGAAAAGATAGTTGATAAAAAGGGAAGCCTTGTAAATAGTAAAAAAAGCCTTACTCAGTTTGATGCTTGCAAAGAAATTGCAGACCACTTAAAAGATAACGATAGTGTTTTTGTGAAAGGTAATATCACATATTCCACCTATGAGGGTTCGCATAAAACAAACTTTGATTTTACACAGGTGTCTTTGTGTAAAGACGATATTGACTTTGACAACGAAAATTTTAAATCAGAAAATAAATTTAAGCAAGAAATTGTTTTTATGGGAATAGATAAAAGCAAGGAAATTGACGGAGAATTTATCATCAGCGGCAAGGTTGTAAATTATGATTCGATTGAAGATATTGAATTATATACTCGTGACAACAAGTTAGCAAGTATCTTAAAAAAGAATTGTAAACCATATAACCTTATTGAATTAGGTGGTAATATTTTTGCGGAATTTGGTTCTGAAAAAATTGAGAGTGATGATGAATGGGGTGTTGGTATTGAAATGAATAAGGTAAAGGCTCCGTACTCTATTAAACTAATGGTTAATGGTGCTGATAAAAGTTCTCTTGATACAACTACATATAGTGAGGAAATTATCGAAGAAGCTCTTGTAAAACAGAAAACGAATGATACTGCAAAAGCAGAATTTTCAACAAAGACAAGCAAGTCCGACAATGATGATTGGGATGATGTTGACGGAGAGGAGTGGGATTAATAATATATGGTAATTCGTAGAGCAACGGCAATTAAAGAAAAACTTGGTTTTTTGATTTATGGTAAGCAGGGTACTTGGAAGTCAAGCCTTTGCCTTGAATTTGCAAAAATGAAGAGAGAGGACGGCAAACCATTTAGAGTCCTTTATATAGATGCCGAAGCAGGTTCGATTGATAGTTACCTTGATAAACTTGCAGAGCAGGGTGTTGACAGCAGAAATATTTTCATTGCAAGTACACAGTCATTGACGGAAGTAAGAGACCTTATAAAAACAGTTTCGGCAAACGAAGAAATTTACTATTTTGATGACGAGGATAATGAAGAAAAAACTGCATTAGACGCAGACGGCAATATTTTCATTGCTGATGCTATTGTTGTAGATGGATTATCTCTTCTTTACACGGCTCGACAGCAAGGCATTATTGAGTTTTCTAAAAAGAGAGCCAATGTTCGTGCTAAGAAGAAAGAAATTATTGGTGAAGAAAAACTTGTAGCTGTTGAAGGTGCAGGCTTAGAACAAAAAGATTATCAAACTCTTAAATTTAACGGACAGGCTTTTATCCTTGATTTGCTTGCAAGTGGCAAACATTTTGCGGTAACTTGCAGAGAAGAAGATGTGAAAGAAAATGTAAAAGACAAAGAGGGCAATATTAAAACGGTTGCAACAGGTGAGAAAAGACCGCAAGGTTTTAAAGATGTCGCTTATAATGTAAAGACTGTTTTGCATATGTTACAGGACGAAGAAAATGGAGATGTAATTGCCCTTGTTGAAGGTAAGGACAGAACTATAATATGTAAGCAAAATGAAATTCTTGAAAATCCGACTCTCTTAACTTGGCAGCCTGTAATTGATAGAAATAAGAATAAAAAAGATGTTACAACCACAAATACTTTCAATAAAAGTGTAGATGTTGAAGTTGAAAACATTAAAAATGATTTAATATCTGATGATACCGAAGATACAACAGTTACAGAAGTATCTGCTGACGAAATTAAATCAAAAATCAGTTCTACACTTAAAAGTCTGACAAGCACAAAAAAGGCTAAAGCTAAGAGTCTTATTGAAAAAGCTGAATTACCAGTAAGATATAATACTATTGATAATATAGATATACTCAATAAGTATTTATCAATTATTGAGTCAGTAATTTAAAATGGCTCTGTCAGTAAAATGTTTTTACTGTAAAGGGAATATAGATTTAAAGCAAAAATATGATGGCAGTTTTGTTTATGACAAAAAGCATTACTGCCATTGTCATTGCTTTACTGAATATAAAACTTCTTTAAAAAAAGGTAAAAAAAACATTGATGAATGTGAAAAATATTTAAAAAGTTTAAAACAAGATACTCAATTAATAGTTTTAAATACAAAATGTAATACTTTACTTATAGAATGGTATTGTTTATTTTTTAGCAAAACGACAATAACACCTTATGCAAGAAAACTCATATCTCAAGTAGTGAGTGGCGAGTATAAAAATATTAATAAGCCTATTCCAATATATGAGCTATATGATATGTTTCGACTTAAAACTTCCGAATTAAAAGGTATTAATACAACATTAATATCAAAAAATAAGCAAAGAGGTATTAGGTGTAATGTAGATAGTATATTCGCTTATGATATAGCTGTAATTGTTAATCAATATGACGATTATATTCAATGGAAAGAAAACATTAAGCAAGATAAATTAAATCGTAAACGAATGATAGAACAAAGGTTAAATGATAAAATTGATTATAGTCTATACAAGAATTATCATAAACAAAGTAATAAAACTATCTTTGATATAAGTTCAGTTATAGATGAGATTTGAAAAAATAACAAGATAGATTACACAAAATAAGAATAAAGACAGGCGGTGCTATTTTATTACAGAGGATAAAGAAATAAAATTAAATAATATACAAAATGAGATATTATTCGTTGGGGCAATTTACAAACAACCTGCATTGCTTGTTGAGTATTCAACGCAAATCAGGAGTAAATATGATTTTTCCGATGAAGTAACAAGATTTTTTTATGACAACGCAGAAGTTGTTTACAAAAACAGAAGCCAAATGTTTGATAACGCAATTATTACTACATATATGACTGAAGATAACGAGCGTTATAAAAAATATATTAATTATGGTGGTTGGGCTACAATTCAAAAATGGATAGATTTAGCCTTGCCTGAAAATGCTAAATCCTATGCTGAGGTTATAAAGAAGTATTCTTTGTTAAGAGAATATGACAGAAAAGGTTTTGATGTAAGTAAGATTGTTTCTCATCCTAAGTTTGAATCTTGGAGTTCAAGTGATATACCAAGACTTGTAAGGTCAAAAATAGATAGGGTTTCTACTGTCATTTTAGGTAATGTCGAAACAGAAATATTAAATTCTAACATTAAAGAAATGATACTAAAAAGACTTGAAATACCAGATATGGGTGTATCAGTTCCTTATCCTTTGTGGAATGAAATGTTTAGAGGTTTAAAGACTGAATCACTGATGTGTGTTGGTATGAGGTCAAATGACGGTAAATCAAGATTTATGTTTAAATTAATTGCTTATTTGGCGTTATATCAGAAACAACAAGTTTGTGTATTGCTCAATGAAATGTCTATTGAGAATATGAAATTTTGTTTGTTGACAACAGTAATTAATAATAAAGAATTTGAAGAATTACACGGAATACATATTACTAAAAAGGAACGAGAAATCACTCTTGGCTTATATAAAGACGGCAAAGGTGAATTTGTTATCAGAAAGCAAAATGCTGACGGTGAATTTATTGAAAGCTATGAAGATTATTACGCAAGAGTAACAAATCAATCAACAGAATTTGAGAATATTCTCAAAGTGGCTGATTGGATTGAAAAGGAAAGCAAAGGTTTGATTTTTGCTGTTGATATGGTATCAGCTTACGATAACCAAACACTTGAACTTGAAATTCGTAAACAAAATATGATTACTCAAACAAAATACTTCTTTTATGATACATTAAAAGACACTGACAGTACAGTCGGTGATTGGACAGGATTAAAAATCACTACGACTATGCTATCAGAATTAACAAGGCAACTTGATATTTTTATTTACTGTTCGATACAGCTTACTGATGATACCAACTTTGTGAAACCAGAGGAGTTATGTTCTTCAAATATTGCAAATTGTAAACAATTAAAGCATATATTAGACTCATTGGTCTTGTTTAAATCGGTAGATTTAAAAGATTATAATAAATATAAGTATCTTGTCTATGATTCGGAATGGGGAGATTTTGGGGAGAAAGAGCTTGATACTTCTAAAAGATATTATATTGGTGTGACCGATAAAAACAGAGTTGGTAATAAATATAAAATGGTATATCAAGTTGACCTTGATACCAACGAATGGTATGAAATGGGGCAATTAGTAATAACAGGAAGATAGTAGGTGAATAATAAATGGAAGTTCAAAAGCTAAAAGAATATATAATAAATAATGATTTAATATGTAAAGTTTTAGAAAAAATTGGTTGTCATAGCATTAAAGACAAAGGGGAATATTATCAATGTGCTAATCCGGACGGAGACAACCAAACAGCTATTACTGTATATAAAGATAGTCTAAATGTTATTGATTACACAAGAAATATTGAACAGAATAATACTTCTGATATTTTTAGTTTAGTTATGTTTTTTCAGAAATGTAATTTCTTTCAATCTATGCAATTTGTATGTTCTTGTGTTGGAATAGATTATTACTACGATTTTGATAAAGAACTTCCTGAAAGTTTAAAAATTACTAAGCTGTTATTTGAATTAAGCAATTGTTCTACACAAAGCGAAGAGGAAAATCCTGTAAAGCCTATAAGTGAAAAAATTTTATCTTATTATTTTCCTTATGTCAATGATATGTTTTACGAAGATAATATTGATTATGAAACGCAACAATTATTTGAAATCGGGTTTGATTGTGAAACAAATAGGATAACTATTCCAATCCGTGATGAAATAGGTACTTTGGTAGGAGTTAAGGGGAGATACTTCTACCGAGAAGTTCCTGATGAAGTAAACAAGTATTTATACATCGAGCCTTGCTCGAAAGGTCAAATATTGTATGGTCTTAATGTTACATATGACTATATAAAAGAAGAAAACACAGTTTATGTAGTAGAATCTGAAAAAGGTGTTATGCAAATGTTTTCAAGTGGTTATAGAAATGTTGTGGCTACTTGTGGCAAAAAAATAACTAAAACTCAAATACATAAGTTATCAAGATTATGTGGTAATATAGTGTTTCTATTTGATAAAGATGTGGGTATTTCTGAATTACAAGGGATAGCAGATAAGTTTATTAATGGAATAAACCTTTATGCAGTTATTGATGAAGGCGGTATCTTGGGGGAGAAAGAATCACCCTCTGATAACTACATAAAATTAAAACAGTTATTAAATGATAAGAAAAACATAATAAATTTGAGGTGATAAAAAATAAGTAATAAATTAAAATATAAATTAATTGAGAACAGTAAAAATGATTTGAATAATATAATTGATACAGTTCTAAAAAATAGAGGTATTGATAATATTAACGAATATCTTTCTTTGACAGATAAAGTTTTATATTCGTATAAATTATTTAAGAATATAGACAAGGCTGTTCAATGTTTTAATAAACATACTGATAATAACAGTAATATCCATATTGTTGTTGATTCTGATGTTGATGGTTATACTTCGGGTGCTATTATGTATTCTTATATTAATGATTTGTTTCCAAATTGTAAATTGTCTTATTCTCTACATACAAAGAAGCAACACGGATTAACTAATGATATAAAAATACCAAAAGATATTGAATTATTAATTATTCCTGATGCAAGCAGTAATGATATTGAAAAATGTAAAAAGCTAAAAGAAAACAATTCAAATCTTGATATTATAATTTTAGACCATCATATTATTGAACAGGATAATCCTTATGCTATTGTTGTTAATAGCAATGATGGTGTTTATCCTAATAAAGAATTGTCTGGTGTCGGAGTAGTATATAAATTTTTACAAGCTCTTGATGATGTAAACCTTGAGGATAAAGCTGATAACTATCTTGATTTAGTAGCTTTGGGTAATATCGCAGATATGATGGACATAAGAGTGTATGAAACTAAAAGACTGATAGATAAAGGATTAATTCATAAAAATATAAAAAATAAAGTTTTTCGTGCATTTATTGAGCGACAACGAGATACCATTCATAATAATGTGTCAATTCATAACATTCAGTTTTATATTGTTCCGTTAATTAATGCAATGATTAGAATGGGCAGACAAGAAGAAAAGGAATTAATGTTCAAGTCTTTTATAGAGCAAGATGAATACTTCGATTACAAAAAGCGTGGTTCAAATGAAATTGTAAAAGAGGATATTTATACAAGAGTGGCTCGTTTTTGTAGTAATGCTAAGACAAGACAACAAACAGCAGTTACCAAAGCTATGTGTGAGATTGAGCCGTTAATTGATAAAAATACAGATAAGGTTTTGTTTATTAATACAAGTAAAATTCTTGCTGATACCTTGACAGGTGTGTTAGCTACTAAGATTGCTGAAAAATATCAAAAACAAACTCTTTGCCTTAGAAAAACTGAAACGAAAGGCTTATATGACGGTTCAGGCAGAAATTATAAAAATAGTTTTATCAAGAGTTTAAAAGATATTTTAACTAATACAAACTGCTTTGAAATGGTACAAGGTCACGATAATGCTTTCGGTTTAGAAATTACTTCAAACAACATTAAAAATGCAATAAACACTTTAAATAATCTTAATATTGATAGCGGTAACACTTGTAAGTTTTGTGACTTTATTATTCAGACAGATGACTTAACCATTGAAACAATGAAAAGGTTGTCTGATGTAAGCGATTATTGTGGTCAAAATATAGACGAACCTTTGATTGCTATTGAAAATATCGAATTAAGCAGAGAACAGCTTAAAATAATGGGGAAACTTGGTAATAGTTGGAAGTTTGAAACTGACAGTGGTGTTAATATTGTGAAATTTAATGTTGATTTAAAAACTGATGAAGTTCTTAACTCGTTTGATGATTTTAGTGACTATGAAACCCTGCTCATAAATGCTGTTGGTAAGGCTAATATCAATTATTACCAAGGCATAGCTACCTGCCAATTTATTATTGACGATTATGAGGTGGTGAATAAGTGGTAAAAGAACAAATTGTACCTTTACATAACCACTCGTATTATTCGTTGCTTGATGGATATAGTTCGCCTATTGAATATTTACAGAGGGCAAAAGAATTAGGGTGTTCAGCTTTTGCTATTACTGAACACGGCAATGAATATAGTTGGGTATATTTTGACAAGTTAAAAGAAAAATATCCAGATATAAAAATGATATTTGGTGTTGAGTTCTATGAAGCATTTGATATGAATGTAAGTGACAGTGAAAATAAATATTTTCATTTACTTGCTTTGGCTAAAAACGAAAAAGGCAGAATAGCTATTAATGAGTTGATTACAAAAGGTGAGTTTGAGGGATTTTATTATCACGGTAGAGTTGATTTAAATGCTATGAAACCTTATGGTAAAGACCTCATTATCAGTTCTGCTTGTCTTGCTTCTAAATTGGCAAGAGAGGCAGATTTTAATAAGTGTATAGAATATGTTAATGAATATAAATCTGTATTTCCACATTTTTATCTTGAAATGCAATCACACAATACAGCAGAGCAGTGTGAGTATAATAAAAAGATAATTGAACTTGCTAAGGCTACAAATACTGAATTTATTGTTACTTGTGATTCTCACGCTTCAACCAAGGAGGACTTGTATTATCAAGAGTATCTTGTAAAGATTGCTCACGACAAAGATACTCTTGGTGAAACATATAAAGATTGTTATATGCAATCTCCTGATGAAATTCATAATATTATGGATAAACAGATTGGCAGAGAAAATGTAAGTCTTGCAATGGCTAATACCGTTAAGATAGCTAATATGATTGACGAAGTACATATGCCGTTTCAAAAGCCACAGTTGCCAACATTCCCTATTCCAAAGGGATATAAAGATAATTATGAATACTTAGTTAAATTATGTGAAGATGGTTTTAAACAGCGTAGGCTTGATAAGTTATCTGCTGACGAGCAAAAAATTTATAGAGACCGATTAGAATATGAACTGTCCGTAATTCATCAAATGGGGTTTGACGGATATTTTCTCATTGTATGGGATTTGATTAATTTTGCTAAAAGTAATGACATAGCAGTTGGTGACGGCAGAGGCAGCGGTGCTGGCTCAATAGTTAATTGGCTATTACATATATCAACATTAAATCCTATAAAACACAATCTTATTTTTGAAAGATTTTTAAACCCAGAAAGAGTGTCAATGCCTAATCCTTATTGGGCATTTGTTGTGAACTTTATTACTCAAAGGTGTACTTATAATAATTAATAAGTGCTAACGGTATCAGTTGAATAAGACTTCATATCAAAGCTTACAAGCAGATATATGATTAAAAAAGACGAAGTAGCTGACTAAGAGAGCCTACGGTCTCTAATGAGATAGCAGGTAATACCGTGCTAAGTTGATTTACATTATATATAAATATAAACAAATAAAAAATAGAAAGGATGATAAACTTTATAATAAAAGTAGTTAAAGACTATCCAATGTATTATGTTTCAGAGGCGGGAGATGTATATAGTTTACATTCTGGTAAAATGAAAAAAATGAAACTTTGGCTTGATGGACAAAAAAGATATTATATGGTGTCTTTATGTAATGGGAATAAAGTACCTAAGAAAAAATTAGTACATAGATTAGTTGCAGAAGCCTTTATTCCGAATCCTAATAATTTACCAGAGGTTAATCATATTGACTACAATAATAAAAATAATAATGTACAAAATCTTGAATGGTGCGACAGGGGTTATAATATGGCTCATTGTTTCAAAAAATATACTCAGATTAGAAATTATAGACCTTGTGTTATATATCAAGATAATAATTTAATCAAAGAATTTCAAAGCGTTGCTGAAGCAAGTAGATATGCTACTAAATATTTAAATATAAGCGGAAGTAGTCTATCAAAATATAAAACATTTAAAAATTATAAATTAATATATGTAAATCAAAAAGTGTAACGACTAATTTGTACAACAGAAGATGAGTTACTGTTGGAAGTGCAACAAGATACGAATATCAAGATATAGTCTAACCTTAAACTTTATAAAATAAATAAAGGCTTATGAAAATAAGCAGAGAGGTGGATATTGACACAGACTTTAATAAGAGAGATGAAGTAATTAGGTACTTAATGGACAAATATGGCAAAGATAATGTTTGTCAGATTATCAATTTTAATTTTATTACACCTTGTGTAGCAATCAAAGATGTTGGTAAAGTATTAGGTGTTCCATATAAAGTAACAGATAAGATAAGTAAAAAGTTTGTTTATGAGAACTTTCAAGAAAACTTGGATAACGATAAGACAATTATTGAAGAATATGCTCAATATACGGATTTATTTGACATAGCAAGTCACTTGAGTGGTAGAGTGAAAACAGTATCAATGCACGCAGGTGGCGTGGGTATTGTAGACACTAAGATTACTGATTATATGGCTATGCGTTGCGGTAAAGATAATGCAAGAGTTATTAGTGTTGATAAAAGGGTAATTGAAGAAATTGGTATTATTAAATTTGACTTACTTGGTGTTGCAACACTTTCAGTTGTTGACGATAGCGTAAAACAATCTCATTTGAGTTTAGATTATTTCAACGCAAGTAATGAAGATTTTATTAATGATAAAGCCACATATGAATTATTGGCAAGTGGTAGGACTGATGGTGTATTTCAGGTTGAAAGTCAAGGTATGAAAGATATATTAGTCAAATTAAAACCGACTAATATTGATGATATTTCTGCCGTATTAGCATTATATCGACCTGATAGTATGGGTGCGTTGAACGATTATATTCAATGTAAATGTGGAGAAAAACAAGCAGAGTATATTCACGAAGATATGAAACCAATTCTTGAAAGCACATATGGCTGTATGATTTATCAAGAACAAATGCTTGATATTGTTCGTAAATTTGGCGGAAGAAGTTACGGTCAGGCGGACCTTTTCAGAAAAGCAGTGGGCAAAAAGAGTGTAGAATTAGTTAAGCAAGAATCTGCAAAATTATATCAAGAAATTATAGATAACGGATATAGTAAGGAAATTGCTAAAAAAATTAGTGATGACCTTTCAACAAAAGGTGGCTACCTGTTTAATAAATCACATTCGGTATCATATTCTATGTTGACATTTAAAACAGCATATCTCAAAGCTCATTATCCACTTGAGTTTTTCACTGCTTTGCTAAATAAAAACAAAGGTGATTATGGTGCTATTAATAAATATATTCTTGACGCAAAAAGTTTTGGCGTAAGTATTTTACCACCACATATTAATAAATCTGAAGTGAATTTTTCTGTCAATGATAATGCGATAATTTTTGGTTTATCAGCCATTAATGGTATAGGTGATAAATTTGCTAATGAGATTGTAGAAGAACGCAGTTCCGGTGGTAAATTTACAAATTTAAACAACTTTAGTGAAAGAGTATCGACTAATAAAAGTCAAATAATCGCATTAATTAAATCAGGTGCTTTTCCTTGTAATGATAGAGAAAAAATGTTGAAAAGATATTTTAAATCTTTAATTCCTCATAAAGAATACACGCCTGTTACAACTTTACCCAAATTATCAGTTTTGAATGAGATGGGGGTAGATACAAATTTAATTAAAACCAAAGAGGAACGATTGTCAAAATATAATATCCGTAAAAAAGTAATGTTTGAAATAGAACAAGAAAAGAAAGAACAAAAAGCCTTTGATACTTATATGGAGAAATATAATAAGGATAAAGACTTTTGGGAATTTGAAATGTTATCAGTCTTTCTTACGGACAATCCGTTCAAAGAGGGTGTTCAATTTTGTAATACGGATTATGCTCAAATTGAGAATGATTGTCTTTGTACCCTAATTGGTGTTATATCTAAAGTGCAAAAGAAAAAAGACAGGTATAAAAATCAGTATGCTTATGTAAATTTGTATTCCACTAACGGTATTATTGAGCTAACAATATGGAGTTCGGTATTTAAAAAATACACAGACTTCATTAAGAGGGGTGAAAAGATTGCTGTACTTTGTTGTAAACGGTCAAATGATTGTTGTGAAGTTCAAGCGGTTAAATCATATGATAGGTGGTTGTACTTAAAGAAGAACGGAGGTAATATCATTAATGGTAATTAAAAGTAAGCAAAAAAACAAGCCCACAACAGTAATTTTCCAAGCTAAAATACAACAGCAGCGTTATTACAATGATGATAGTTGCTTTGGTGTTTATGTATTCACAACTCAAAATGAAATACTTGAATATGATAGTTTAAAACCTCTTGTTTTAGCTGACGGCAGTAACTGTAATATATATATGTCTATTTTAAGCGGTTCTATGCAACAACTTATTATTGGTAACACTTATGAAGTTGAAGCTGAATTAATTTATAATAATAAATATAAATCTTGGCAATATCAGCCGATTACAGTAAAAGAAAATATGGAATTTACCGAAGATAATCAGCGTAATTATTTACTTTCTATTTTAACTGAAAATCAAGTGAATAATTTACTTAGCGTTTATCCTGATATTGTTGAAAGAGTAATTTCTAATAATGAAATTGATATTTCAAAGGTTAAAGGCATTGGAGAGGCAAAGTGGGAAAATTGCAAAGCTAAAATTATTGAAAATTATAATATTTCTGATATTTTAACTATGTTATCACCTTTGGGTGTTACTTATAATATGGTGAAAAAATTAGTTATGAGTGAAGAACAACCAGAATTGTTAAAACAAAAACTTCTTAAAAATCCATATATGATGACTAAAATTAAAGGTCTTGGCTTTAAACGAGTAGATGATTTGGCTCTAAAATTAAAACCAGAATTGAAACAGTCGATTGAAAGAATTATAGCTTTTACAAAATATTATTTTATATCACTTGGAGAAAATGAAGGGCATACATATGTAAGGCTTGATACTTTTAAAAATGAGATGTCGAACAATATTCCTGAATGTATGAGTTTGTATGATGATTTTATTAATTCTCAAAAACGGACTAATCTATTTCTACATTTTAGTGGGAATAAAGTTGGCTTAAAGGAATATTATGACAATGAAACAGCAGTGTTAGGATTAATTGAATATCTTAGTGGGTTTAAACCAAAGAAGATTGAAAACTATGATGAAATAATTAAAAGAGTTGAAAAGGAACAAGGTTTTAATTTTAATGATGAACAAATTGAAGTTATCAATCGGGCTATTAATCAACCTGTTGTCCTTATCACAGGTAAAGCCGGCAGTGGTAAAACAAGTATCACAAAGGCATTGCTTAGTATATTTAGTGAAAATTCATTAAATGTATCTTGCTGTGCATTGTCAGCAAAAGCAGCTCAAAGAATTACTGAAGCTACAGGGTTTCCGGCATCTACTATTCACAGATTACTACAATGTCAAGGTGATGAGTTTTCACACAATAAACTAAATCCTTTGCCTTGTGATGTGTTGTTAGTTGACGAGTTTTCAATGATAAATACTAAAATAGCATTAGCTTTAATGTCAGCAGTAAAAGAGGGAACAAGAGTTATTATATGCGGTGACAATAGGCAGTTGCCACCTATCGGATATGGTAACATATTTAATGATTTACTTAATTTAAAAAATCATATATATTCTGTTTATAAACTTACAAAGGTGCATAGACAAGCAGAAGATTCAGGTATTTTAGTTGATGCCAATAAAATAAGAGACGGCATTGACCCAATTCCTATTAAAGAAATAAGAGTAGAATCGGGTAAAAATAAAGATATGGTTTATCGTTTTGGTGAAAACCGAGAAGGACTAAGACGAATGGCTATTAAGTCATATTTAAATGCTGTTAAAACTAATGGGTTAGATAATGTTGTTATTATAACACCAAGAAAAGATAAGTGTATAAATTCTGTAACAGAAATTAATAATATTATTCAAGAAAATTTAATTCCTAATTCTTCTAAAGAAATAAAATACATCAATCAGGTTTATAAAGTTGGTGCAAAAATAATTCAAAGAGTAAACAATTATGAAAAAGAAGTGTTCAACGGAGAGATTGGAACATTGGTTGATATTATTTTTGCCGATAGTGGCAACATAAACGATAGTGTTATCAAGTGTGAATATAAAAATATTACTAATGAGAAAGAAAAAAGAACAGTTGAATATGATTATAAAGAATTAGAGCAAATACAGTTGGCTTATGCTCTTACAGTTCATTTATCGCAGGGTAGTGGTTACAATTGTGTTATTGCTATCATAGACAACACTGATTATATATTATTGGACAACTGTTTGTTATATACGGCATTAACACGAGCAAAGAAAAAATGTTTATTATTAGCTGAACCGTCTGCTTATAAAAGAGCAATTAAAACCAATCACACTATTAGTCGTCAGACTTGGTTAAGCCTTATGAACGAGGACTAAAAAATAAAATATAAAAATATTAAAATCTTTATTGACTTATTAAAATTAATATGTTATCATATATAATATACTTACATTATATAATTAAATTCACTTTTTACAATTTTGAAATTACAGCAATCAATAGATACGCAGAAAAATTCAGTGTGTTTATAGTTAGCTGATATTTTTTTACAACATTGTATTGTAAAAAGCGAAAATATTATGTAAGTAGCAATCAGTGTATGAAAGGTGGTGTTGCTTATGATTTGAGATAATTATAAATAATAAAAATATAGAAAGGAATGATTAAGTGGTACAGAAGATTGAACTAATAACTACAAAAGATGTTTCAGAATTTACTGATGTAGTAAATGGAATTGATGAAGAAGTAACTTTAATAGGAAAAGATGAAAATGGCAAAGATTGGACTATTAGCGGCAAGAGTTTTTTAGCTAATTTGCTTTTGGTTAATTCGGTAAATCGAGCAAAAAACAATCCTGCGCACAAGGTAGATTGGAATACTATTACTTGTATTTGCGAAAAAGATATTTATTCAAATATTAAAAAGTGGGCAGTTGGCTCGGTTATGGAGTGAGTAAATGAGATATCGTACAATTATGCTAAATATAAATTTACCAAATAGTGATTATCAGGAATTTTTATACAAAGCTGAAAAATTAAAATCAGGCATAGTAGAAATTGCACAAGGTAATAATGTGCTTTCAGGTAAAAGTTTACTTGGTCTATCTCTCATAGATAATAATAAGCCACAAAAACTGATTATTAGAGGCTTCTTTGATGATAGCTTTGTTGATAGCTTTAAAAAATGGGAAACAAAGAAACATAAGTAGGACAAATTGAATATGTTTAATAAGAAAGGGTGGTTTTATCGGGTATAAATTAACAGTTGCAATATTATCTTTATTGATTGTTTTAAGTGGGTGTGGAAGATATATTAATTCAGTTAAAACTCCACCGAAAGCTAATAAGATAAATTTTGTTAGTACATATGATACTGTTCAAAGAAAATCAGTCGAAGAAACAACTATAGAAAAAACTACAGTTTCCACAACCGAAACTACTATAAGCAAAGTTGAAACTAAGCCTACTGAAACTATTGTAGTTGCAGAGAGCAAAGAAGAAATTGAAAGTTGTTCTGAAATTGAAAAATATATTGAAGCAGAAACAGAGCCGACAGAGGAAAGTGAAAATATTGTGACGGATAATAATTCTGATACAAATATTGATTTGCTTGCAAGGATAATTTATTTTGAGTCAGGTAGCTGTTCTGAATATTGTCAGTGGCTTGTTGGTAGTACCGCAATGAATTTAGCAAATGAATATGGTAGTTTGGAAACCGTTGCTTTTAATTATGATATATTCAATGTAGCTAATATTCTATATACAGATACTCCAAGTAGTTTATCTTATTCAGTTGCTACAAGAATAATTAATGGAGACAGGGATGTAAATGTAAGAGCCTTTAGAACGGACTATTATCATTCATTTGGCAGTCCTTATACAAATGTTGACAATGTTTATTTTAGCAGTTATTAAAGGAGACAATGATTTATAGAGGTGGTAGTGTATATGTTTGTGAATAGTAACACTGGTAAATAATAAGTTAGGAGGAATTGAATGAAACAATTTGAAAAGACAGTTTATGTGAGCCACAAATATGGCGGCGACAAAAACAATCTCAAAGAAGTTGAAGGAATCATTAGAACACAGCAAAAAAGACATCCGAATTATATGTTTATTTCACCATTGCATATGTTTGGTTTTCTGTATAACGATATGTCTTATGAAGATGGGCTTGAACTTTGCCTATATCAGCTTGCCGAATGTGATGAAATATGGGTGACAGGCGAAAAATGGTACGATTCGACAGGTGTTATCAAGGAAATTGAGTACGCAAACGCACATAAAATTGATGTTTTATTCGTACAAAATGCAGAAGATAATCCACACAAAGTTGAAGGTTATGATTATGTCAAAGGTTTGATTGATGGAATAAAGGCAAACAAAGTTGACAACGATGAAGCATCTATGACAACAGCACCAATTATACATAAATATGACAATGTATGCGAGAACACTAAAAGTGCATACATAAATGAGGACAATATTGTTCGTACATATATAGCTTATAATGTTGTTAATCCTCTTGTAAGGAATTTTATGAATATATGTGGTGTCCAGATTCTTACCAAATGTCCTTTCTGCAAATCTGTAAATAAAATCACACTTAAGGATAGAAGTCCATTAAGCACACCTTGTAACAATTGTCATAACCTGCTTGACTTTAGTCATCTTACATATGGCGATATTCTTAGAAAGAATGGGTGATTAATTGGTTTTAGCAGAAACAGTTGAAGAAAATGTTTGATAATTGGGATAAAAAATGAATTAGCATTTACACCGAGTAATTGAAGCAAGAGTAGTTATAGAAAATATTGATTTAGAAAAATCATTTACAGAAAGTGAGGAATAGAAATGGCTAAATATTGCAAGAAACCTGTTATTATTGAGGCATATCAGACCGACAAAGAAATGATTATTCATACCCTTGAAGGTGATATGAAGGCAAGTATCGGTGATTACATTATCACAGGTGTAAACGGTGAGAACTACCCGTGTAAACCCGATATTTTTAACAAAACTTACGAGAAAGTAGAGAAATAATTATGATAAATGTAAATTTTATTGAACTTGCGGTATCAGAGGTAAACAAGTATGTGTTAAATCATTTAGATAAGTCAGATGATACGCCGGTTTTTGACATTTTCGTGGTGTGGTCGTGTAAGACTTTGCAAAACTACAAATGCCTTATCAGCACAACGTTACCCGACGGGATGTATTACGAATGCACATACAATGGTGACAAAGGCGAAATGTATCTTGACGCATATAAAAAGTTTGAAAACAAAAAAATTATTTGCGAAAGTGAGGAATAATTATTATGGTCTTAGAAGAAACAGTTGAAGGTATGCTTAGTAAAGATTACAAAGAAAGATTTGTTGCAGAGTATCAGCAATTATTAATCCGTTATGAGGGATTGAAGAAAATGCTTGATAATTGGGATAAGGGAGAACTATCTTTCGTTCCGACTTGCCCACGCAGTACATATGACTTGCAGATTAAAGCAATGAATGATTATAAGACTATACTTGAAGCAAGAGCAGCGATAGAAAATATTAATATAAGTTGAGGTGATTTATTGAAAGTAATTAAGCGAGATGGCAGAGAAGTTGATTTTGATAAGAATAAAATTATTAAAGCTATTAGCAAGGCGAATGACGAAAGTAAAACTAATAATGAAAAGACTTTAAGTAAATCTGAAATACTTAATATTGCAAATGAAATAGAAAGAAAAATCAATCACAGCCAAAGGGCATATTCTGTTGAGGAAATCCAAGATTTAAACGAGGAATTTATTGATAATCTTGGTTGTTTTAAACTCGCTAAAAGATATGCCATATATCGTTATAAAAGAGGCTTGGTTAGAAAAGGCAATTCAACGGACGATGCAATTTTATCATTACTTGACTTGAATAATGAAGAAATTAAACAGGAAAATTCAAATAAAAATCCTACTATTATTCCTACGCAACGAGATTATATGGCTGGCGAAGTTAGCAAGGATTTGACTGATAGAATTTTGTTACCGCAAGATATTGTAGAAGCAGATAAAGAGGGTATTATTCACTTCCACGACAAAGATTATTATGCTCAACATACATATAATTGCTGTTTATGCAATCTTGATGATATGTTACAGAATGGAACTGTAATTAGCGGAACTATGATTGAAAAACCACACAGCTTTTCAACAGCTTGTACTATTGCAACTCAGATAATCTCGCAAGTAAGTTCCAACCAATATGGTTTAACTGCCATATCAAAACAACATTAACTAACAGAGCTTAGGGTTATATTATATATAGCTAACGAGGCACGGTTGAAAATGCCTATCTCGTGATTAATGAATATAAAGGAGTTTGAAAATGACTCAAATAGAAAAAATTGAAATATTAAAAGAAACTATTACTCAGTTGTACGAAAAAGAAGGTCGTTCTAAATTATATATATCAGACTTGTTGAAAATTAACAGAAAAATTCTTACCCAAAAAATTAACGAGTGGGAACTTGTAAAAGCAGACAAAAGACATTTAAATCCATCAAATAAAAAATTTCTTAATAAGAACAGAAAAATTATAATTGATATGTTAGACAGCGATTACACTATAACTGATATTGCTCTAAGAATACAAAAAACAAGAAGTTCCTTGTTAAAAACTTTTATAAAAAACGATAAAGAGCTTTTACATCACTATAACGAATATAATAAAAGATTAAAAATTCGTTCAAATGAGAGAAAAGAATTGCTAAAAGAAAATTCTTCAAGAGAGTATTTTACAGAATCTCTTGAGGGGGAATTATGGCAAGAGATAATGGGATATTCAGATTATTTTATATCAAACAAAGGCAGAATAAAAAAGTATGTAAAAAGTTATAAGTCTTTTTACTTAAGGAAAATCGCTTACAATCAAATAAGTGGTTACGGATATGTCTGTTTGGTAAATAAAGATGGTAAGAAAAAGAATTTAAGTGTTGCAAGATTGGTTGCCCACAGCTTTGTAGAAGGGTATTCAGAAGAAAAAAACACTGTCGACCACAAGGATGGGAATAAAAGAAATAATGAGGCAATTAATCTTGAATGGGTATCGCAATCTGAAAACAATGAAAATGCTTATAAAAATGGTAAACCCCCACATAAAAGTTATTCGAGGAATGGGCGGTTTAAAAAACTCATAATAGATGGAAAATATGAATTTAAAACTATCAGAGCTGCTGCGAGATTTTTAAATCTATCCGAAACTCAAACACAAAGATATATTAGTGGCGAAACAAAAACAGAACACACATTTCAATTTGTTTATTAAACTTTATGTTTATTAATTGTATCGACTATAATGTAGGAATGTTGCGAGACATTTCCGAAATATGTTGATTTGGTACGCAAACCAAATAAGAAATAGTCAGATTTAATTATACACGAAAATATAATTAAAATACGGGTCAGTCAATCACCCTTTCTCATTTAGTACCATTTGTAGATGTGTCAAGGCAGAACATTAAAAATGAAATTATTGATGAGATTAATGAGGGTGTTGAGAAAGGGGAAATCCAGATATGTATTAATTCTGATAAATATTATCGCTATATTAACAGAGTTACCGAGAAAAGACTAAAAAAGGAAATTACAAAAGGTGTTCAGACGATACAGTACCAAGTTGAAACATTGATGACAACTAACGGTCAAGCACCGTTTATTACTGTTTTTATGTATCTCAATGAAGCAAGGAATGAACAGGAGAAGAATGACCTTGCAATGATTATCGAGGAAGTTCTTAAACAGAGGTATCAAGGTGTAAAGAATGAGGAAGGTGCGTGGATTACACCTGCTTTCCCAAAGCTGATTTATGTACTTGAAGAAGATAACATTACTGAAAATAGTAAGTATTGGTATCTGACTAAGTTAGCAGCTAAATGTTCAGCAAAAAGACTTGTTCCAGACCCTATCTCTGAAAAGGTGATGAAAGAATTAAAAGAGGGAAATTGTTTCCCTTCGATGGGATGTCGCAGCTTTCTCTCGCCGTATAAAGACGAAAATGGAAACTATAAATTCTATGGTCGATTTAATAAGGGTGTTGTAACAATTAATCTTGTCGATGTAGCTTTATCATCGGGCAAAGACAAAGATAAGTTCTGGAAAATTTTTGATGAAAGATTGGAACTTTGTCATAAAGCATTACTTTGTAGATATGAAAGATTAAAAGGTACACTTTCAGATGTAGCACCTATAGTGTGGCAATATGGAGCATTAGCAAGACTTAAAAAGGGGGAAACCATTGATAAGTTGCTTGTTGGTGGATATTCTTCAATTTCGCTTGGTTATGCAGGGTTATATGAATGTGTCAAGTATATGACAGGTAAATCTCATACTGATACTAAAGCAACACCATTCGCACTTGAAATTATGAAATATATGAACAAGAAGTGTGATGAGTGGAATAATCAGTTGAACTTAGGGTTTTCTTTATACGGTTCGCCTATAGAAAACACAACATATAAATTTGCAAAGTGCTTACAGAAAAGATTTGGAATTATAGAAGGTATTACTGATAAAAACTATATAACAAATAGTTATCATATTAATGTTAGGGAAAATGTTAATGCTTTCGATAAACTTAAATTTGAATCGCAGTTTCAAAAATTAAGTTTAGGCGGTGCAATTAGTTATATAGAAACTTCTAATTTACAAAATAATATTGAAGCTGTTTTATCAGTTTTTAAATTTATTTATGACAATATTATGTATGCCGAATTAAATACAAAGTCTGATTATTGTCAAGAATGTGGATATGACGGAGAAATTAATATTGTTAAAAACAATGACGGTAAATTAATTTGGAAATGTCCAAACTGTGGCAACACAGACGAAAGTAAGTTAAATATTGCAAGGAGAACTTGTGGTTATATAGGAACAAACTTCTGGAATCAAGGAAGAACACAAGAAATCAAAGAAAGATACATTCACTTAGGTGGAAACGAATAACTAATAATGAATTATATCAAAATAACAAAAAATGATATAGCCAATGGGGTTGGTGTTAGAACAGTATTATGGGTAAGTGGTTGTACTATGCGTTGCAAAGAATGTCATAATCAATCAACTTGGGATTTTAATGCAGGTCAGCCATTTACAAATGATACGATGAATGAGTTGTTAAATTCACTAATCCCCGATTATGTTGCCGGTTTAACATTATCAGGTGGACACCCATTGGAAAAACAAAACCAACAGCAGATAGCCAATATAGTAAAAACGGTTAAAGCTAAATATCCAACTAAAACTATTTGGTTATACACGGGTTATTTATATGAGAATATATTGAAAATGCCATTTGTGGTAAGGGATATATTGCCTTATATAGATATTCTTGTTGACGGAAAATATGATTACACCAAGCGAGACATCACACTTGCTTGGTGTGGTTCATCAAACCAAAGAGTCATAGATGTTCAGAAAAGTTTAAAAGAAAATAAAGTGATTTTATTTAAAGAGGAGTGAAAAGTATAGAATTTTTAAAAAATCCCTTTAACTATACGGGTGCAAAATATAAATTGCTACCGCAATTATTACCATTATTCCCTAATAGAATTGATAATTTTGTGGATTTATTCGGAGGGGGGGGAGAAGTATCATTAAATGTAAAGGCTAATTCAATAGTTTACAATGACAAATGTAAGCCGTTAGTAAATATTTTTAAAAATTTAGATAACGATTTCGTTAATGAGGTTAAAGGAATTATTAATAAATATAAACTTGATAAATGGAATAAAGACGGCTTCTTAAAACTTCGCTCTGTGTACAACAACTCGTTGAAAGATAATTTAAACAGAGAAAATGCTATTGCTTTGTATTGTTTACTCGTACACGCATTTAATTATCAGATAGCTTTTAATAGCAAAGGCGAATATAATATGCCCTCTGGTGCAAGCAGGTCATATTTCTCTAAATCTTTGGAAACAAAATTAAATAAATACATAGATGAAATCGGTAAAAGAAATATCAAATTTTATAGTGAGGACTTTCATAATTTATCATTTGATAATCAGGATTTTAAAAACACATTTTACTATTGTGACCCGCCTTATTTGATTACAGTAGGAGCATATGAGAGAGATTATTTTTGTAAATGGTCTGAAAGTTATGAAAGAGAACTGCTAAATTTATTAGATATTCTTGATTATAAGCAGGCTAAATTTGCTTTATCAAATGTTTTAGAGCATAAAGGTAAAAGCAATGATATTTTAAAAGAATGGTCTAAAAAATATAATGTTCATTATTTAAATATGGATTATAAAAATTGTAATTATCAAACAAAAGATAAATCGGCAAATAGTAGTGTTGAGGTTTTAATTACGAATTATTAAAGAAATACAATAACATTTTTATGAAAGGTTGATGTAGTGCGTTATCAAGGCGGAAAGAGTAGAATTTCAAAACAAATTTCATATAAAATTAAGGAAGTGACAAATGCAGTATCAAGGTGGCAAATCAAGAATTGCAAAGAGAATAGCGAACATTATAGACTCGTGCTCAACGGGGGGGGGGTGCTTCGTCAGCTTGTTTTGTGGAGCTTGCTCAATAGAAAGCAAGTTATCGGTTAGTTTTGACAAAATGATATTAAATGACAAACATAAGTATTTGATAGACTTATTAGTAGGTGTGCAGAACGGTTATGAGTTACCAGAATTTATTTCGGAAGAACAGTATAAATACATTCGCAAACACAAAGATGAAGATAACATCTTAACTGGTTTTGTTGGTTTTGGTTGCAGTTTTGGTGGTAAATGGTTTGGTGGATATGCAAGAAATAACACTAATAGAAATTATGCTTTGAAAAGCAAAAAGTTTTTGTTAAAAAATATGAGTACACTTCAAGCAGCCTGTTTCACTTGTCAAGACTATAAAGATGTAAAACTTCCAGAAGATTGTGTGATTTATGCTGACCCACCATACAATAATACAACAGGGTATGGCAACGAAAAATTTGATAGTAGTGAATTTTGGGAATATGCAAGGAAAACAAGTAAGGAACATTTAATGTTTATTTCAGAACAAGAGGCACCAGATGATTTTGTTGCCATTTGGGAATGTCCTTTTACAAGAACTCTTGATAAAAATAAACAAAATCAATTTAAGGTAACCGAAAAATTATTTATACATAAAAATTGGCTTAAACAGTTAAATAATAATGAAATAAATTAGTAAGGGGAATGATATTTAAAATATGATTATTGTAAATGATTTTCCAATATCAAAAGAAAACATAGAGACATATTGCAATATGGCAATTGCGGTTAGAGATAACTTAAATGCGTTGCAGTTTTGTTCAGAAAAATACAATGAATTTAAATCAGAATTAAGTTCGTATAATGGAAATCTTGATGATTTACTACATCAGATTACTTTAGACAGTACAACTGATAGTCAAAAAGTAAAATTAATAAACAAATTGTCCGAAGTAAAAGCAGAGCAGACAGCAGTGAAAGATTTTATAGAGGTATTTCTTCCTATAAAAGAATGGCTTTCAAAAAATTATTATATACTTGATGAACTTAAATCAGCAATTAATAAAACAATTAAAAACAAAGACAGGCAAGTTAAAAGAAGATATGTCTACAGAACTAATATTGTTAAAGAAACGCTAAATAAGGATGACTAAAAGCTAATTGATGCAATTAATTAATAATGATTGTTTATATGAATTATCATTAATTAAAAGTGAGAGTGTTGACCTACATAGAAACTTTATTGGTATAGAAATTGATGAAAACTATTTTAATATAGCGAAAGAAAGAATTGGTGAATAGCATTATAAACCTTAGATTGGGGTGGTAACTATAAAAAGAATAATTAAGAAAAGTATGGCAGAAGATACTGTGAATCTAAAATTCTTTAAGTGTAATGCTTGTAAATGTATTTTTGAAACAACTATAGATGATTGTGATTGGGTTTGCCCAATTAATTCTACAACTACAGTTTTTATATCACTTTGCCCGTCTTGTGGGAAAGTATGTTACAAAGAAGAAATAAAGGAACAAACAATAAGAGAAAAGGAACTTGAAATAAACGAACTCAAGAAAAGAAATGAAAAAAAGGAAATAATTTGATAAAAATAGAAAATGAATGTGTCGATTGTCCTAAAGAAATAGGCTGCATTGGTGACCTATGCCCTTACAAAAATGTAACACGATATTATTGTGATTGTTGTGAACAAGAGAGTGAACTATACAATTTTGATGGGGAAGAGCTGTGTGAGGATTGCGTAAGAGCGAGGCTTAAAGAGTGTTTTGAGGGTTATACACTTGAAGAACAGGCGGAAATATTAGGACTTGATTTGAGTAAAGTTTGAACATTAAATAAAATACAATTTAAAATAAAGGAGAATAATTAATGATTTATTTAACAGATTTAATATGTACCTGTTTAAAAAAGCCAAAATTTGAAACAGTTATTATGGTTCTTAACAATGACAGTATCAAAACAATTTTTGATTTTTTAACTAAAAATCTTATTAATGATTCTGATATTATCAAGAAAATACATACTCGGACAAGTGGTAAAATCGAATTTTCTAATGGTAGTGAGATAATAATTGTTCCTTTCTTGACAACATCACTACATATCCATTGTCATTTATTAATTGTTGATAATAGAATTATTAACAACTCAATGGAAAGATTGGAAGCAATTTCAAAAGCATTTGAAATAAGAAATTATGATAAAGAAAAAGAACTTGAAGAAAAATTTAACAAGGAAATAAAAGGAGAACAACTTATGAATATAGTACCGGTTAATTTTATTAATAGTATTACGCAGAAAAGATATACATATAAAGTTCCAAACGGTATTAGCCTTAACAAAGGTGATATTATTCAAGCGAGAAATAAAGACGGTAAAGAAGCTATTGCCGTTTGTGTAACTGATAGTGAAAATCTTTCTGATAATGCCGTTGATATGATTATGGGAGGTCTTGATGTATTAAGCAATGTTGTAGGGGTGTATAACTTAGTTAAATTTCAGGAGATGACTAATGAGTGAAAATTCAAAATGATAAATATTACACTTCAACAGATTTAGCAAATTATTGTTGGGATAAAACTTTTGAAATAATAGGCGAAGAAAATATATCAATATCATATTATTGATGTACTTAAAAAATACATCCCAGAAATTAAATAACAAAGGAGAATGATAAATTATTAAGGAATATGAACTTATAAATTTCTGTGAATTTGACAAGTTTGCAGAGCGAAGTTATTGTGCAATTCACGGAGTTGATAAGAGTTTGAATTTAGGAGATATTACTTTAGTTGACGAAACAAAACTATACAGAATTACAGAATAAAAGGAGATAAAATGAACAAACAAATTTTTATTATTAATGGCTCTGGTGGAGTAGGTAAAGATACATTTTGTAGAATGGTAGAAGAATCCTTGCCTTTGTTTGCAGGCAAGTTTGACGGTGTGAGAATTATGCCTGTAAAAACAATTTCATCAGTAGACCAAATTAAAGAAATTGCAAAATTTGTAGGTTGGAACGCTAAATTTAAAACCGAAAAAGATAGAAAATTCCTATCCGACCTCAAAGACCTATGTAGTGAGTATAATGATTTTTCATTTAATTATATGGCTATACAAGTTGAATCATTCAGAGAAAGCAACAGATATGTGTTATTTATACATATCAGAGAGCCAAAAGAAATCGAAAGGGCAAAACAAGCGTTCAATGCTAAAACAATTCTTATTAAGCGTGATAATGTAAAACATATTACTTCCAATAAGGCTGACAGAGAAGTGTTTGATTATGACTATGATATTGTAATTAATAACAATGGAAGTAAAGATGAACTTCTTGATATTGCTAAAGAATTTTGTGAGGACTTATTGGATAATGAAATTAAAAGTGAATATCAAAGTAAGGAAGTAGCTATTGAATGAAAATAAAAAAGGCAATAAAAATAATATCTAATAGATACAAAGCAAAGCCAATTTTTACAGAAGAGAAAGAGTTTATTGAATCGCATTTACCACAGATTGCTCCTATCCCCGATGGTTGCTGGATTGGCGGAGGCTCAACTAAAACTGTATTCGTAGATTTATACTCATCTGAATATCTATTTAAATTCAAGGTGGAAAATGGTGGAGAATGAGATAGCAATGTTTTATAAATTGTGTGGTAGATTTGAAAACATTACCGACAACAGAGAAGTCTTGTGTAAAAAATGTTTGTGTAAACAATTAAATATGACTACAGAAGAATATAATCAGGAAAATATAGATTTTATAGAGCAAGGCTGTAATTTATTTTAATGGAAATATCAAAGTAAGGAGAATTGAATGGGCAAAGTAATTATTTTACCAGAAACAACTAAAAATCCAATTACATTGATTGGTGAAAGAGCCGGTTATTGTTGGGGTGGTGATGTGTCAAACCCCGAAAAAAATTATAAGCGAGGTCTTGATTGTATTGAATCAAACCACGGCAGAGCTTTTGAGTTTGTAAATATTGAAACTGTTATCACAGGTTATTCAGCAAGAGTTATTCGTGAGTGGTACACACATATTGGTGGTAGTCCTACAAGGCTACAAGAGAGTACAAGATATGTTGATAGCACTAATTTTGATTATGTAATACCACCAAGTATTAAATCAAACGGAGCTTTGGAATATTATCATAATGCAATGATGACAATAAAAGAAGCTGTCACAAACCTTAAGTATTGTGGTGTTCCAAAAGAAGATTACGCTATGCTACTCCCTTTAGGTATGAAAACAACTATTGTTGACAAGAGAAATTTAAGAAATATTGTTGATATGTCAAGACAGAGAGAGTGTAATAGAGCGTATTGGGAATACAGAAATTTATTTGCAGATTACAAAAAGGAATTATCCAAATATTCTGATGAGTGGAAAACATTGACTGATTTATTATTTATGCCAAAATGTGAGGTTTTTGGTTATTGTCCAGAAAAGAATAGTTGTGGCAGAAAGCCGAGAAAGGATTGATTGTTATACGGCAAAAACATTATTTAGATATTGAGAGACTTAAACCTAATTATTTAGAAGCATTTTCGGAAGGCGATGAAATCGTAATTCAAGAAAAAATTGATGGAGCAAACTTTTCAATTCGTTACGATGTCGAAAGTGATAGCATTAAGGCATTTAGCCGCAGAAAGGAATTAAACGAAGCCAACACTCTAAGAGGAGCTTGGAAGTGGTCGCAAGCACTTGATACAGAATTGGTTAAAACAGTATTAGGAAACAACCTTATATTATTTATGGAGTGGCTTGTACCTCATACTGTAAAATATCCTGATGACAAATACCATAAAGCATATTGCTATGATGTGTATGACACCAGCATACAACAGTATCTAAAACAAACAGAAACAGAAAAAATCGTAAGAGAACTTAATCTTACATTTGTTCCCGTCTTTTATAAAGGTCGATTTACGAATTGGGATGATGTAAAAACTTATATTGGTAAAACACAAATGGGTGGAGAATACGGTGAAGGTATAGTTATAAAAAATCAAACAACTTTAAATAGTCCAAACACAAGACTCCCATTTTATGTAAAACTTGTATGTGAACAGTTTTGCGAAACAAAAGGACACAAACAAAACCGTATGGTTGATACAGACGCATTAGCTAAAAAAGCTAAAAATCAGCGTTTAGTAAACACAATTGTTACTAAAGCCAGAGTTCGTAAACTTATACATAAGATGGTTGATGATGGTGTAGTACCTGAAAATTGGAGTAATACAGAAATGGGAATAATTGCTAAAAATATTGGAAAAGACATTTATTATGATTGTCTTAAAGAAGAAAAAGATGTTGTTGAAATGGTCGGTCACAACTTTGGTAAATTTGCTCACAGTTCCGCAATGAGATTAGCGAGAGAAATTCTGTCAGAAAGAGAACTCAACATTTAATAGTAATTTATCAAACGAATGGGATAGCTTTTTTGAAAATACATTAAGAACTTATGTTAAATATTTAAAAGGGGAGATTATTTGAAAGATTGGACAGAAAATAGTAAAAGCACTTATACAACATTAGGCGCTTCTAACCATACAGACAAAGTAAGAGAAGAAAATGATTATTATGCTACCGAACCAAGAGCGACAGAATTATTACTTGAAGTTGAAAAGTTTTCCCCTAATATTTGGGAATGTGCTTGTGGAAGTGGAGAAATTTCCAAAGTTCTTGAAGATAATGGTTATAATGTAAAATCAACTGATATTGTTTATAGAGGTTTTGGAGAAGAACAGTCGATTGACTTTCTTGATTCAAAAGAAAATACATATAATGGTGATATTATCACCAATCCTCCATTTAAGTACGCACTTGAATTTTGTCAGAAAGCATTAAGTATTATATCTAACGGACATAAAGTGGCAATGTTCTTAAAATTGCAGTTCTTAGAAGGTAAGAAAAGAAAATCATTCTTCTTAGACAATCCGCCTAAAACTATTTATGTTTCAAGCTCAAGATTGTTGTGTGCCAAGAACGCTGACTTTCAACGAATGAGAGATGGTGGCGGTAGTGCAATAGCCTACGCTTGGTATGTGTGGGAAAAGGGATATAAAGGTAATACAGTTGTAAAGTGGATAAATTAACATAAGGGCTTAAAATGAGAATTTTAAGACAAGGAAACAAAAGCCAATACAACCCATCTGTATGATATTAATACAAAAAGAAAAGAAAGGAAAGATAGATTTGAAAACTAATTCTTATAAATATGTTAAAAAGCCAATTATTATTGAAGCCTTTAAGTATGAAGGTGATTTAAGCGCCAATGGGGAAAATTGTATTCCAAGTTGGGCTATCGAAGCATATGAAAACGGAACACTTTACTACAAAGAAACATATGATAGTCCTTCGGAATTATTTGTAAAAACACTTGAGGGTGATATGCTTTGTGAAGTAGGTTGTTACATTATACAAGGCGTTGAGGGTGAAATTTACCCGTGCAGAAGTGATATTTTTGACAAGACTTATGTAAAGGTGACAAACGGTAACTCTTACAATCCTTATACTGATGAAGAAGTTGCAGACAATGCGTTTGAGTAAGGAGTCCTAATACATAATGACTTTATCGTTTATAGCGACAATAATTATAGCAGTTATATTTACAGTTATTGGAATATACCTTATTGGCTGCCAGATTAAAGAGAAAAGATATATTGATTTAAAGAAAAATTGGTATCTAATAGTCTTTTTTGACATTTTATATTTCTTTGAAATATTCCTTCTGTTAATGGACGCATATACAAATTTGAAGTGATTGTATGAAGAAAATAATAAGTGTGGTTTTAATAATTACTTTTATATTATTACTGCTTGTAGGTTGTTCCGAGAATACAAAGCAGAGCAATAATGAGAATACATATGAGAAATATGGTTTTACCACAATAACGCATAGTGATGGTTACAACATTGTGTATCAAAATGAAACAAAAGTTATGTATGTAATGTCAACAGGCTATTATAATATAGGAAATTTTACCGTCCTCGTTGACGAAAATGGCAAACCGATGTTGTATAAAGAAAATTAAAAACAATAAAACCTTCAAAAAAGAAAGAGATGGTTATGGTTTCTCACAAACATTCAAGACCAAAATATTCAAATCAGCGAATATATCTATCGTCAGTAAAGAAACATTATTTCAGTTTTGATGAAGTTAGGCGTATTTATAAGGTTTGTAACGATTTTAACATTAAACTTAAATGGTATCAGAAAATAAAATTATTTTTTATTAGCATTATCCCAAATAAATTATTCAAAAAATATTATGATTTTAAACACTTTAAGGTTATTAAACCTTTTAGAATTAAATGGTACGATATTATACGCAATAAAAAGAAATGCAACAAAAAGGAGTAACACTTATATGATTTTAATAACAGGTGATATTTACACAAATATAGATATACATAAATCATCTTCACGCCATTTTCCGTATGACAGTGGTTTCACTCGTAATGATTATCTTATTATTTGTGGGGATTTTGGACTTGTATGGAATAACAGTGAATTGGAAAAATGGTGGAGAAGTTGGCTAAATAATAAATCTTGGACTACATTATTTATTGACGGAAACCACGAAAATTTTGATTTACTAAATGCTTACCCTGTTATAAATAAGTGGGGCGGCAAGGTACATCAAATTGAAGATAATATTTATCATTTAATGCGTGGACAAGTTTTTAATATTGACAATAAAAAGATTTTCACTTTTGGTGGTGCTAAAAGTCACGATAAAGGTAACAGAGTTAAAGGTGTATCTTGGTGGGAAAACGAATTGCCAACGCAAGATGAAATGGACGAAGGTATCAGCAATCTTGAAAAGAATAATTGGAATATTGATTATGTAATTACACATTGTTGTCCGTCTGCCACACTGAAACAGATACCGCCAAAATACAAGATTGAATATAAAACAGATTATTTAACTGATTATCTTCAAAAGATTGATGATAAACTTAATTACAAAAATTGGTTTTGCGGTCATTATCACATTGATACCAATATAGAAAACAAAAAGTTGTTATATTATAATATTGCAAGTGATTCAATAAACTTAAAGATAAGCAGAACCTACTTATAAGTGCTTACATTTGGTTTATATTACATTTTATTTCAATTAATAAAATAACACTATCAAAATGTAAAAACACAATACAAGTAAAATACAAAGTAAATAACTTCATTTAAGAAAGGACAAATACATATGAAAGTAAATATAAAGAAAATTAATTCAAACGCAACAACTCCGACCTATGGCTCAACCGAAGCAGCAGGACTTGATTTATATGCTTTGATTGATACAGAAACTAATTCCTTATTTATTCCGTCACATACAACGGTAAAAATTAATACAGGTATTGCAATGGAAATTCCAAAAGGCTATTTTGGTGCAGTATATGCTCGTAGTGGTTTAAGTATCAAGAATGGTCTTAGACCTGCAAATTGTGTGGGTGTTATTGATAGTGACTATCGTGGTGAAATTATTGTAGCATTATATAATGACTCTATGGAAGATAGAATTGTTTATAATGGTGACAGGATTGCTCAGATTGTAATTACACCATATCTTCATATCGAACTTAACGAAGTAACTGAACTTTCAGATACAGAGCGTGGCGAGGGTGGTTTTGGCTCAACAGATATGAAATAAAAAATCAAGTAAATTGTGGTATTAGTTTATGGATAAAATGATTTTTACAGTTAAAGAAGTTTCAGAGATAATTCATACCAATCAAACATATGTATATTCATTAATTAAATCAGGTTTGCTACCAGCTTTAAAGCTCGGTTCATATAAAATACGGAAAGAAACTTTAGCTAAATTTCTTGAAGATTACGAAGGTTGTGACTTGACAAACCCCTTTGAATATGTGTATAATAAACAAGTACATAGTTGACATTTAATGGCACTTACTATTGCCACTCGTCTTTTTTTGTGGACAATTTCCATATTCTCTTTTCTGTCCTCTTTTTGTCCACCAAAATTGAGTTGGCTTGAATTATTACAGATTAAAATAAGTTATAATAAGTTATTCGCTATTGGATTATTTGACTATTTTTGTGTGTTTAAAGTCATAATAAATTAGAATAAGTTACAATAAATTAAAATCTGAAAAACAGCTTAAGAGTGGGTAACAACCCAATGGTAGGCGCTACAGTTGCATGTGCAGTTGCAGTTTACGAGGGATTAAATAAATAATAAACCTTTCGGTTAATGCAATTAGGGAGGTCGCAGAGTTTTTTCTGTGACCTCTCGTTTTGAGTTCGGATTTATACAAAGTATATAACAAGGGGTTATAAT